GGCGTCGAGTAGGGGAAGTGCGACATGATGATCGTATTCACGGTGTACCTAAGACATTCACTGAGATGTCTCTTGTAGTTTGTCAACAGTTAGAGAAGGCAGAGGTTCATAACTTAATATTTGAACTACTGAAAAATCTAGAGGTTGATGGTAAGCAAGTAGATCTAGATGAATACTTTGCAGCTAACTATGGTGAAATGGTAGAAGTCTTAGAGTTTGCGCTAAGGGAGAATTTCCAAAGTTTTTTTACGGGCAACGGTATGAAACAGCGTTTCCAAAAAGTAGTGGGAATGATCATGTCGGGGCAAACCGAACAAGAGTCCTCAGAAGAATAGAATCCTGCAAGTCTTTCACCGAAGGCAAGCAGTTACTATACAGAGTTTACAATAGTGAATATAACAAAGAAACTCTGTCCTCTCTTCATGCTATGAGTATGGTGGAGTTCTTTGACCATTTAGAGGCAGTGACAGTGTATGAAGACCTTTCCCATGCTGCACATAAAGATCATGAAGACGAGATGAAAAGAAATAATGGTGGAAGATAGTGTATGGCGAATAATGTAGAAAAGTTTGTAGTAGATTTAGGGTTTAGTCAGAAGGATTTGAATAAACTTAAAGAACTGCTAAAGCTTCAAGATAAAGCTAATAAAGTATCTAAACAAGAACAGAAAGCACGAGTCAAAGGTAAGCAAGATGAACTGTCCATTGACAGAAAACGTCTACAAATGGAAAAGCTTATAAAACGTGCCAAAGAGAAAGGAGTTGATACTACGTTCTACGAGAGGTCTTTAAAATCTGCAAAGAAAATACAGACCATAGAGAAGCGTAGAATTGAATTAGAACGAAAGCTTCTCAACATAAAAAAGAAAGTAACCCAAGAGGAAGTTAAACAGCAAGTAAACAAAGGTTACATGAACCAACCCTCTAAGGCTCTTTTTGAGAAGAGTCAAGCTGCTAGAGTTAGGGATGACGACTATGAGTTGGCAAGGGAGCAGTTTGCAAGGAAACACGTTAATAGGCTAAAACGTGCTGGTGTTGCTAATGCAGAGGCTTATAGAGAACAAGCTAGAGCAGCTTTCAAATTAGAAGGCGCTACCGCTAAACTCAACGAAGACATACGTGAACAGATAGATTTGCAACGCAGAAACCGTATGCAAATACAAAAGACTAACATTGCAATGCAAGGGCTTAATGATAGTACAAGGCATCTAATAAGGTCTTATGCTTCAGTGTTTGCAGTGTTAGGGGCAACACAAGCTATCAACACAACAGGTCAAAAGTTTGAAGCAATGAACTCTGCTATGTTGGCTGCAACAGGAACTGCGGAAGAGACTGCAAATGAGATTACTTTCCTTGATGGCATGACTTCAAGACTTGGTTTATCATTATTAGATACCTCCGATGCCTACACTAAGTTCTTGTTTGCTTCTAAAGGTAAACTCGATCAATCTGAGACAAGAGAATTGTTTGAAGGGTTATCTGAGTTAGGTACAACGTTAGGTGTTTCTAAAGAAAGAATGAAGCTTTCTATGAACGCCATAACACAGATGATGAACAAAGGAAAAATTTCTAGCGAAGAACTTCGCTTGCAACTAGCGGAGTCATTGCCGGGTAAATAATTGATTTTAAACAAGTTTTAGTCAAATGCCCCTTTACGTAGTAATACGTATCGAAAACTCATCTAATTGCTGGAAACCCCTAAAGACTACAACACTACAAAGTAATTCGTAAGAATAAGCTTGAATGTTTGAAAAGGTGTGGTATAATTACTCTTAGATATAAATTAACAGGAGTAAGCAATGGGCGATCAGCAGCGAATCCACAACTACATGCAAGTGTCCTCACGAAGTGGCACTTTAAATAACATAATTCTAAAAGACGACCACGCAGAAATTCATGTCTACAACCCTTTAGGTATTTTTCAAGGGATTGTGTACTTGGATTTAGAAGATGTTGATAGTGCCACACCTTTAAGGTTAAATAACGGTTACGCTTATTTGGCAAAGAAAGGCACTTACGCAGTTCACCATATTGTCATGAATCACTCAAGCAATAGGGAAGTAGTGGTAGACCACATAGACGGAAACCCTTGCGACAACAGGAAAAGAAACTTAAGGGTAGTCCCCGCAAGGGATAATGCCAGTAACAGAAATACTACACCTAAAAATAATACAGGAGTGGTAGGTATAGTAAGAAGAAAACATCCTACAAGTAGTTATGAATACTTTAGAGCCACGGTTTCCGATAGAACCACCCCAATGAAAGGGGCTAGTTCTAAAACTAAACAAATCTCTAAGAACTTTAATATTAATAAGTACGGTGAAATTCTTGCAATGGAACTTGCGGTAAAGTGGTTACAGTCTAAGAAAAAAGAGTTTGGTTATTTGTTGTAGTTGGGCACGTCCAACGACTATCCCTTCAGGGAGTACACCTCAAGTGAGGTGGAAATGGTGAGCAACCTACGCAGGTTGAAGATATAGTCTGGTCTATGTGGAAACATATAGAAGTTCATAAGAGAACTGACAGGTGGTAACGACACCTGTTGAACATTACGGCAATACAAATTTTCGCCAGATCAATAGGTAAGAGTGAAGCAGAACTCTTCAAAATGATGGAGAATGGAGAACTTCTCGCAGCAGACGTATTACCCAAAGTAGCTAAAGAAATGAAAGCGGTTGCTGCGGTGGGTCTAGAATCAAAACTAGATACCCTGCGTGTAGCACAAGGCCAATTCTTTAATGAGTTAGAGAAGACAAACAATACTATATTCCAAGGTGGTTTTTCAGAAGGACTGAAAGATTTATTCCAAACCTTAACCCAATCAGTGCAAGTTAACCAAGACACACTAAAAAACTTTGGTGAAATCTTCAAAACAGTGTTCACTGTAGTTGAGTCTGTGTATAAATCTGTATCCCCTATCTTCATGGCTATGATTGACGTACTAGGGGGACTGTTCGGTGCATTAGATAAAACTTTTGGAGAAGACACTGTAGAGAATATAACCAAAGCAATCACAGCTATCGTTATTGCTTTGAGTCCTCTACTTAGAACAGTCACTGCCATAGTAGCTGCATTTGATTTCTTAATGTCCTTCTTTGAATCTGGTAAGATGAATATTATAGAGGAAAAGCTAGGAAAGGATGTAGATTTAAGCGAGAAAGGGTTCTCTAAATCAGACCTTCTCAATTTCCCTAAGTTTGCTTACAAGTCTTTTGAAGCGGCATTTATGGGGGGAAGTACAGCACCTATTAGCAACCCTAATAGCGCCAATCAACAGACTAATACTTTCTATATAGAAAGCAAAGACCCTGACGCAGTTGCTAGAGAAGTACAAGGCGTATTAAATATGTATAGTCAAGGTGGATTAAATGTGGGGTACTAATTAATGTCTAATTATTTTTACATACAGACACAACAAGGAGATATTTACGAACTCTCTGTTGTTTCAGAGATTAAAATAAGTAACCCCACATCGTCTACAGATTTTCCTATAGAAAGTGGTTACAATATATCAGATAACGTAGTTAATGGTAATACCAGAATAAGTTACAAAGGTATACTAACTAACATAGTTAATGTCAATCTATTACACGATAAAGGGTTTCGTAGTATTCAAGAGAATATAACTGCGCTACTCACGCTAAGAGACTCTAGGGAATATTTTAGTGTTAACTACGATAATAGGGACACAGATGACAGTATATTACCTGCGCTAGATTACTGTGTTTTTAATAACCTAGACTTCTCTAGAAGTTCTGGCGATAGTGACTCGTACAAAGTTTCTATTGATGTTAAACAGTTAATACTCTCAAGTAGGGCAAAAGAAACTTTTGTAACCCAAAGTGAGGACGTAGAAAAACAAAGTTCGGGTATATCTGATAATTCTTCTAATAGTACTGACGCAGTAGATCAAGATACAAGAGACCTCTCCTTGAAGATATTTGACGGTACAGTAGACTTTGTTTATGGTAAGGAGGCAACACCATGATCGAGATAAAAGTACCTAATTCTTCATACTCAAGACAAGAGGTTACGTTAGAGTCCGAACCTTACTCTTTTTACTTCAAATACAATGTTAGAAATGAGAGTTGGTATTTGAGTATTAAAGATTACACAGATTCTTATACTATCTTAGATGGCATCAAGGTTATGCCTAACCAGAACCTGACAGGGAGGTATATAGACATAGACCTACCTAAAGGTATGTTAGTGTGTCTTAGGATGAAAAATACTAACAATCCTATTTCCAGAGACAATCTTGGCAAAGGTAAAGAGTACGGAATATTCTGGTATGATAGTGATGAAGTACAGGAGTTCTCTTTAGATGACAGATCCGTTCAATTATAAAAGGGCTTACCAACTGTCTGTAGGTAAACCTCCTAGTAAAGAGTATATAAGAAGTGGTGTTCTTTTAAAAGAGGGGTCTGTCTTTGGTAGTAGTGATGGTATACGCCCCTCTTACGTTGAAAACGAGTTCTCTGTACTTACACCTAGTAGTGTGTTGGATTACAGAAGGGATTACAACGGACGCTTGATAGATGACTTACAAATAGAAGTGTCTATCAACAAGAATGCTACCTCAAAGAGTTCTAGTTCTTGTGTTATTAAAATTTATAACTTATCTGAGGACACTAAATCTTTTATCTGTGGTGTAAATAATAATGTAATACTTAAGGCAGGTTATTCTTATACTAAAGCTGATGATCTACCAATGATTTACACAGGACAGGTGAGCAGCTACAACACTGAAAGGATAGGTAACGATACAGTAACTACTTTGTATTGCAAAGACGGATACACTCCCTCTACTCTAATTAAAGCAGGTGTATATTGGAGCGACCCAGAGTTTACTCCTGCCCCACGTACATATGGAGATCTGATAAGACATATTGCGAGTATGTGGGAAAAGAATGGTATTAAAGGTTCTAGTCAAACAGTTATAACAGACTTACCTGCTAGGTATGTAGAAGATATATCTCCTGATGACCTTATACTTGAAGGAGGGTACACTTACCAAGGTTATTTAAAACACCTTACAGACCTTGTTGCAAAAGAGGTTGGTTACAACTGGTATATAGACAATAGTATTCTTTACTTTGAACCTAAGTATTATAATAAGAAAACTACCAAAAGAACCTTCATATTAGATGAGAGCCAAGTGATATCTTTGAGAGACCAAGATGACAAAGGTAAGAGTCAACTAGACAATAAAGGAATACAGTTAGAACTTTTATTAGATGGCAGATTTGAGACAGGTAAGTTTGTAGAGATACCTTTTGGTGAAAGGTCTGGTGTATACAAAATAGTATCCGTATCTTATAAGCTTTCGTATCGTGGCAAGGATTGGAATATGTCTGTTATGTGTACGAAGGAGGAAAGTAATGATTGATTTATATGATGTCATAGATTCTCATATAGAATCTTTTAAAAGCAACTTATACACCTCCATCCCTTGTGTTATTACTAATGTTATAACCGAAGGGGATTATATAAAATGGGTAAATGTTAAACCTTGTGTAGACCATTTATTTGAAAGTGGGGAGGTAATAGAGGCGCATACTATCGCCAAAGTGCCTTTAGTATTTCCAAGCAATAACCAAGGTATCTTATCTTATCCAGTGTCAGTAGGGGATTCTGTTCTCGTACTGTTCGCACATAATGATTTTCAAAAATGGCTATCATCAGGACAGACAGGGAAACCTCAGACCTTCCGTAAGTTTTCTTTGACAGATGCCATAGCCATTCCTTGTGTTCAACCTGTAACCTCAGACATTAAAGCACATAAAGATAACTTTCAAATAACCTTTAATGACTTTACGCTCTCTGTAACGCCTTCTGGGGAGACTTCTCTTACAACTAATGGTAAGGTTCAAGTTAATACAGAAAGCGCCTCAGAATGGAATACAGGGGCATATACAGTACGTTCTAATACAATAGATATAGGGAATAGCTCAGTAAACATAGTACAGTATCTTTCTGACCTTACTGACGAGATATCTAAGATAACAGTTGGTGGTACACCTATTGATAACAAAGCGCAGTTTGAGGCACTTAAATCTCAAATTGACCAGCTTCTATAAGGAATTATATGTCAGATATAAAATTACAAAATAATGGTGACATAGACCTTACTGAAGGTAGACTATCACTACTTACAACAGAACAAGAGTTAACTAAACAGAGATTGTTAATCAACCTCAAGACATACAGAGGTGAGTGGTACTTAGATTTATCAGAAGGTATCTCTTACTTCCAACGTATCCTCCAACGAGGGTCTAAAACAGTAGCAGATACAATATTTAAGTCTGCAATTAACGCTGATGATAATGTCTTGTCTATTAACTCTTTTACCTCAACATTAAATTCAGCAGGGATATACTCCTTGTCATTTCAAGTGACGACTACTTCTGGTGAGATAGTCACTGTACAACAAGATATTACTACATAGGTGACTAATGGCTTTAACAAACCAAGGATTTGATGCAAGACGTTTTACTGATATACGTCAGGAAATGTTTGAGGAGATGGCTAATAACTTAGCTATCGAATTAGATACTTCTCCTGATCAGGTACTCAGTATTATAACTAACATATTCTCTTCATCAGTTGCTGATATAGAAGAACTAGCGCAAGCAATAGCAGACAACTTTAACATAGATAAGGCAGAAGGTAAATACTTAGATGACCTCGTAGCACTTATTAAGTTGAAACGTTTAGGAGAGAGTTTTACTACTGGTATTATTCATGTAAAGAGTAACGCTATAAGCTCCTCTATCACTGCTGGTAACGTTTTCTCTGACACCCAAGGTAATCAGTACACTAATAGTATTGCTGCTCCTGTAAGCAATCTGAGCGCCACTAACGTAGAGATAAGCCCTACTAATAGTTCTGGTATTTTCTCTGTTACGATAGATGGCACTACTTACAGTGTTACTTACCAAAATAGTACACCTGCTGCTGCAATAGTGACAGGACTCTATAACGAGATTATCAATACTGCCCCTACTAAGTTTACATTAGTTTTTCCTTCAAGTACATCACTTAATATTGAGTTGATAGATAAGAGTAATACATTCTCTGTTGTACCTAACCCTAATTTACAGGTAGAAGAAGTGGAAGTACCTGTTGTGGTAACTGCCACCCAAGTAGGACAGATAGACCCAGAGATAGGTACTGTCACTAATAACGTATCTAACATTACAGGATTACAGTCTGTAACTAACTATTTCAAATTCTCCGTTGGTAGAGAGAAAGAGACTGATGAAGAGTTACGTGCTAGACATTCATCTAGTACACAAATATCTGGTAATGCTACTGCTAGTGCAATGTTTGCTAAACTATCAAATATCATTGGGGTATCTCAAGTAAGGGTATTTGAGAATAAGAGTGGTACAATTAATGCAAGCGGTCTTCCTTATAAAAGTTTTGAGTGTATTGTGCAAGGTGGGGATGAACAAACTATCGGTGAGACTATCTATGACACTATGCCTTTAGGTGTAGAAACGTACGGGGAGATTACTACAATAGTTAAAGACTACGCTGGAAATAATGAGGCAGTGTTGTGGTCAAGACCTACTCTACGTTATATCAATGTCAAAGTTACCTTTGACGCTTATGACGAAGAGACTTTCCCTGATGATGGTGTTCAAACTATTAAGGATACAATAGTTAGTGTTGGTGAGAGCCTAACCTTAGACGAGGATGTAATACCTCAACGTTTCTTAGGTCATATCTATAATACAGTGAATGGTATTGCGGAAATGACGGTAGAGGTTGGTACATCAGTTAACCCTGCGTCTTCTACACCAGATGAAGTTCAATACTCTACTGACAGAATTGCTATTGACGGTAGAACTAAGGCAGACTTTGATGCAATAAGAATACAGGTGGTACAACAATGATCCCTGTAATCAAGAACCACGAAGAACAAGCACTCGATAGGTTACTTGAACAGTTTAAAGATAAACCTAACGTAGAGGCTCTTATAAAAGGTTGGATGAAAGGAGTTCAAACAACAGAGGACTCCTTATTTGACTTACTAGAGAACAGGTCAATACAGACAGCCTACGGAATACAGTTAGACCATATAGGTAAAATTGTAGGTGCTAAAAGAGGTGGTAGGTCTGATGAATCATATAGAGAGTATATCCAACTACAGATATTGATTAATACATCTGAGGGTACACCTAACGATATATTAGAGATACTTTCCCTTATAACTAATGCTACGGTTGTCAAGAGTTTTCCTCACTACCCTGTGGGGGGTAATCTTTATACAAATGGTAGTACAATCCCAAGTACTCTAGCGTCAACCTTAACCAAGGCTGCACCTATCGCACATGGTGACATCCACATATACCATGACCCTGATAATGATTGCCTAGTACCTGTCGAACTTGTAAGACAGACAGGTATTTTGGTAGACAATAACGGAGACGAGGTTGTAGATAACAATGGTAACAATATTGTAGTAGGTGGACTTGGTGCAGAGTTAACAGAGAATACATGGCGAGGTGTTCTTGCAGAATTAGATGGCAGCATACCTGACGTAGGTATTCCTTGCGAAGTACATACAAAATAATAGGATCAAGTAATGGCAATAGATGCTAATGATATTAAATGGGCTACGAATGATGTAAATGACCCAGTAACAGGGCTACCTAACAAAGTACAGCCTACCGCTGAGTTTCAGAATGATGGTTTAAAAACGAATGAGCCTTTAGCTAGAGCGCATTTAAACTATATGCTAGATAAGAACCACGAACAACATGCAGACTTACAAGCACAGATAGACGCTCTAGCAGTAAATACGAGCCAAGCTTTACTAGAGGTCATCTACCATGTTGGTGCTTACTACATGAGTAATAGTTCCCAAAGTCCTGCAACAAGATTTAACTTTGGTACATGGGAGCGGGTAAAAGGTAAGTTTATTGTAGGTGTAGATGAAGGTGATTCTGCATTTAATGCTGCTGGTAAAGTTGGAGGCAGCAAAACTCACTCTCACGGAAATACCTTAGCAACAAGTTCTGCGGGAGAACATGCTCATACAGTTGATAGAGATGGGTGGGGTTCTGTACAAGATAGTAATAATCACCTGCCAGAGCCAACAACCCAAGGGAGATTGATAACGGGGTCTGGGAGAACAGAGGATAGAGAGGATATGGAATCATTAGGTTTAGCATCCTCTGATGGAAGTACTTCATCTTCTGGTTCACACACTCACAGCATTACTGGTGGTATTAACTCTGCAAGTAATGTTCCACCTTATCAATGCGCCTATATTTGGTTAAGGGTATCTTAATGATTTATAAGGAGTTTTTATGACAGATGTGAAATATGAGGAGTGTTTTGACCTTGATTTTAGTTTACAGTCGAGGAAGGCTAGATTCTCTTACGTGTACACTTTATGTTACCCAGATGGTACTCCTTTTTATGTGGGGGTCGGCACTAGGTCTAGGTATGCCTCTCATTTCTCTCCGTCAGCTAAAGGGGAGAACCTTATGAAAGATAATATAATAAATAAGATATGTTCTAGTACAGGAGGTAAAGTTAAGGTGAATATGATCGCCATATCGGATGATAGAGATAATATGTTAGAACTAGAAAAGTACTTAATATCACTGTATGGGCGAAGGGATAACGGCACAGGTATACTCTCTAACATGACAGATGGAGGTGATGGCAGGTGTGGCTTTATAATGAAGGAAGAACAAAAAGAACAATTACGTAGGAGAATTCCTTATAATAAGGGAAAGAAATATTCAAAATCTTTTAGAGAAAAAGTTAGTAAAGGTCTGAAGGAACATTATCAAAATATGAGAGAGCAAGGTATTCCCATATCTCCTCATAAAAAAGGTAGTGTGACTTCTGAGGAAACTAAGAGGAAACAATCGCTGGTAAGAAAGGGCGTACCTAAAAGCACATCCCATGTAAAAAATCAGGCATTTTCTAATGCCTTAACTAAGCCAGATTACTTAGTATACATAAAAGGTTTAGATATATGGTACTACGTAGTTTATGCGGCGGAATTTTGTAAGAGTTTGTGTTGCCCTACTAATCACACTTCGGTATTAAGAAGGTCTGCTTCAGGGGGTAACAAACTTAGGTCAGGAATAATTGCCTACAGAGTGCCCTTATCTTTCAGGAAAGAAGATAAATCTTTTTACCCCATGAGCAAGGAGCAAGCACTTTCTATAGTAAACGTAGTAAGAACGGCATAACACCTCTGTACTCTCTCAGGGGATGTTTAACGATAGCCTCAAGCTTCAAGGAAACATAAATGGCACAATTCGAGATTACAGATTTTCCTGAAATTGCAACGTTAACGGATGAAGAAAACTTTGTCTTCTATGTCAAACGTGTGACTGATGGACAAGACTACAAAATAAAGCTAGGTAACTTTCAAGGGCTTATTGTTGACACTGTATCTAATCAAGGTGAAGACTTTATCCAACAAATAGTAGACCAACTACTGCCCCAGATAGAGTCTGATTTTGAACAAGAGTTAGAGGATCAAGTAGCTGAGGCGATTGCTAGTGAACGTATACAGGCAGAGATTGAACTTAAGATTAATGAAATCTTAGGGGAAGATTTTGAAAACCCTTATACTACTATCATTGCTGAAGTGAATAGTGTAATTGATAACGCACGTACTAACAAGAAATTCTCTAAAGAAATTACCTTAGTTAATAATTCTCTTAACGTAGTTAACAACGAGAAATTACCTGCACTACAACAAGACCTTGACAACCTTAATAATGTGGTGCTCCCAGATGTTACGGCAACTATTGCTCAAGTTCAAGAAGACTTGGAAAATTTAGGTTCTGTTGACCTTACTGAATTAGAAGACTCTCTGGCAGAATTAGAGCAGGGACTAACTACATTAAACGATGTAACTTTACCTGATATCAATTCCCGTATTACAGAGGTAGAGGCTGACTTAGACGAGCTAGACCTAACACAACTCAACCAAGACCTCCTAGATGCTCAAAACCAATTAGATACTCTTAATACCGTAACAATCCCTGACATTAATCAGACCCTCACTGATGTTCAAGGAGATATATCTAGCCTTAATAGTACAACACTACCAGAAATAAATTCTAAACTTAGTCAGGTAGAGGATGACCTTGCACTCCTAGAACTTGAAGGAGAGGAAGTTAATGAAGGCATCTACATAGTAGAAGATGTCAACGCTATTATAAACAATGCCATTACAGAGATTAAGGCTGCTAAGGGTATTAATCAAGTTAATAGTTTATTCCCGATACAATCCACTTCTATCTCTGACAATGCAATCACTACCCCATTACTTGCAGCTAACAGTATCGTAGCAAGTAAGATTGCTGCTTTAGCTATCACAGGCGATAAGATAGACGCTAACACCATCACAGGTGATAAGATTGTAGCGGGTACACTATCTGCTAGAGAGATTGGTGCGCTTACTATTACTGGTAACTTAATACAAGGTAATACAATCACTGGTGATAAGTTGGTAGTTAACACTATCACAGCTGACCAAATAGCTACAGGCACTATTACAGCGGATGAACTGGCAGTAAATAGTGTCCAAGCTGATAAGATTGTGTCAGGTGCAGTCACTACAGACAAGATGAATGCTAACAGTATTAATGGTAATAGGATTACCGCTAATACTTTAGACGCTTCTAAGATTGTCGCTGAAAGTATATCCGCTAGAGAGATTGCAGCGTTATCGATCACAGGGGATTTGATTCAAGGAAACACCATAACAGGTGACAAACTTATAGTCAACTCTATATCAGGTGATAGGATTACCACTAACACTCTTAATGGATCTAAAATAATAGCAGGTACTATTAGCGCAGATAAATTGGTTGCAAATAGCATTACTGCGGGACAAATAGCTGCCCTTACGATCACTGGTGACGAGATTAAAGGTAACAGTGTTCATGCTGACAAGATTATTGCTAACACAATCGGCGCTAGGGAAATTACTGCGGGTAGTATTACTTCTAACCAGATAGCTGCTAACACTATTATTGGTGGGAATATCCTTGGTAACACAATCACTGGCGATAAAATCCAAGCTAACACTATTACTGCAAGTCTTATTGCTTCAGATGCTATTGAAGCTGATGCAATCAAGGCAAGGGTTATAACTGGGGATAAGTTAGCTTTCAGCACAATCACAGGAGAATTAATTGCCGCTGACACTATCACCACTAAGAATCTTGTTATTAGCGATTTTGAAAATCTTACGTATGGTAGTGACTTTGAAGTAGCAGAGGAAATACCTTGGGAGGGAATAAACGGCACTGCCAGTATACAAGAATCTAGTGCAAGCCCTATCCTTCAAAAAGCTTTAAGGTTTTTACCTGTAAGTAGTGGCACTAAACAAGTCGATTTAAACTATAACCCTGACCTTAAGACAAACGAAGAACTGTATCTAGAATATGACTTGTATACGACCCCTGATTGGAATGGCACAGGGGATAGTAAACTACGTATAGGTGATGCACTAAACAGTAACAACATCTTGACTGCCGACTCCTTTGTTAACACGAATGGAGGTTGGATGGGACGAACTTTCACTTACAAGTATACAGGCAATCCTACAAGAATACAAGTATCTCTATGGGCAGACCACACACAAGGTCAACTATGGATAACTAATATACGTCTCCGTAGGAAGAAAGCTGGCAACTTAATAGTGGATGGTACGATTACAGCCACTCAGATAGCGGCAGAGGCAATTACTGCCGCCAAGCTTAGTGCTGGTGCTATTGATGGTAAACTTATCACAGGGGCAATTCTACGAACTTCTGGAAGTACTTCTGTGCCAAGGGTAGTAGTAGGAGATCCTTCTTTTCCTCTTTGGTATGGTACAGGGAGCGTATCAACACAGAATATGGTGTTTGGTTTACTTTCTAATGGTACTGCTTATGCACAGAACCTTGTTATAGAAAATAACTCTGTGTTTAAAGGGACGTTATCTGCACCTTCAGGTACATTAGGTACTATAACTGCTGGTAACATTCAAGGTACTACTATTAGCGGTGGGTCTATAACAGGTACAACCATAACAGGTAACACTATATCAGGAGGTACTATATCAGGTACTACTGTTACAGGTGGTCTTATCAGGACAGCATCTTCTGGTTATCGTACAGAGTTGGACGATGGCACATATATGATATGGTCTGGTACTGGAAGTAAGACTGACGCTAATGGTATCTTTTGGGTTAAAAAGGATGGCACAGGTTTTATTAAAGGGGATTTCTTCCAAGGGGAAATACTTGAAACTAAAACAACCACTTTCTCAAACACAAGTTCGTCATCAGGTAGCGCGTCTCTTACACATAATTCCGCAGGTAAAGTGGTCACATTAACTACGCTAGGTAAGTTAGAATTAGAGATGTCAGGAGATCAAAGGGATCAAGCAGGAAAACTTCAGATGAGAGTACGAGTTAAGAGAGGTACTACGGTGATAAACTCTTACGTAGATTACCCTACAAGTACTGTCTATGAAAATGAACCTGAAGTAGGTTTAAATAAGACATTCTTTAGGTTTAGGTCGTCAGACTTCTTCTTTGATACAAGTACTTCTACAGGTAATCGAACTTACACACTAGAAGTAGATTTTATAAATGCAGGGGCTACAGGGACAGTAGCAGCTACTAGTATTAGTGGTTCTCTTAAAACAGAAGAAAACAAATTAGCATAATCAAATTAGGAATAAAATAATGGCTGTAAATCCAGTTCAATTTCTCGTAGCAAGTAATGCTTCGATATTAGATGGTACAAAAACAATATCAATTTCAGGAAATGTAGATTGTTCAAGAGTATACTCAGGAACAGCAGTATTCTTAGGTGGCGCTGATAATCCAGCAGAGGCAGTCTCTGGGACATCTCCTGACGGAAGTGGTGTATCTACAATCACTCTTAGAAATAACTGGTCACAAGGAGATGTATCTAACCAACCTCTTGTATCTTTCAATACAAATGAAGGTCTTGCTGAAGCTATCTCTAATGTGAGAGAGATTGTTAGTAATGTATCTGCTATTGAAGATTTGGCTACACAGGGTCTTATTAAACGTATTGATGATAACACCTATGAAGTGGTTAATATTACCACTTTAGGGGAATCTCTTGTAGAGGCTAATGACGCTGGCACAGCTAGAAGTGTGTTAGGGTTAGGTAGTGCTGCTACGAAGAATGTAGGTACGTCTAGCGGGAATATCATGGAAGTGGGTTCTTTTGGTTTAGGAGGTACAGGTAAGTTTATTTCTTTAACGGATTGGCATCAATTAGGTGAATATGAAACAGGTTTTTATACTTCATTTCAATCTGCCCAAAATTCAGTGAATAATAGCCCTCCTATTACAACATCTAATACCAATTACACAATTTTTGTGCAACGAGATGGAGTACGTGTAAAAATAACAGCGTATGTGTCTAAAGGTGTGCAAGCATTTACCAAAACGTACACAGGAAGCGCATGGACTGACTGGTTTGAGAATTATGACAGTGGCAACTCTGTTAACCCTTTGGATTATGGTTTATCCTTAGTTACTAATAATGGTATGCGTGATTCTACAGGGAGTATTATTAATGACTTGAACTTATCATCCCAACCTAACCAATTTTTTGTATTTGACTCTGCGACAGCTAATCGTCCTAAAACTTACCAAGGACTTACTATACCTAACGGAGTGGGTATTACTATGTCACGTGATGCGGATATATGGGGGCAATTGACAATCTCTAGGGCAGGTGCATCGTTAGGCGAAACAGTTATTAGAGCTAAAGATGGCACAAACATTAAAGAACGTACTGTCTTTGATAGCGGTAACACTAACTTTAATGAGTTTAAGGCAGATGGTCAAGACGTCATATCTTTTGGGGAAATGGTGACTGCAAGCATTGCCAGATTTTATCTTCCCATTAATAGTCACTCTGTCCCATCCTCTTTCACTGTAAATGGAACATTCAGAGTTTTACAAGGTGGTTCAACTTTAGCAACTGGCATAGTCCCGTCCCCGACAACCTTAAGCAGCCCTAAAGTTCTTGTTATTGAAGTTAGTGGTTTGTCAAGTTCCGCAGGGCTTCCCGTTAACTTACGCACTGACGGAAGTGCCTCAAAAATCACCGTCAACTTTTAATCACTTTTAAGGAGCAACAATGCTGAAATTTATAGAAGAAAGCGACTTCCTAAAAGTCGACACATTTAAAGAAAACGAAGATGGCTCTGTATTTTGGGTGTGGGATGAAGGCGAAGGACTGCCAACACACTCAGGAGTCATACGTGAAGGATTTAAACGCTTTACACAAGTACAAGATGGGGTAGAAGAAGTTGTAGTAGGACAAGAACCTGTCTTAGGCGAAGAGGGTAATCCCACATACTACGATGATACAGGGGAGCAAATCTTTCAGGACATCACAAAGGAACAGCCTAAAATGGTCGATGTTGAGATTGATGTATGGGGAAAACTTTGGGAACTACACAATGACAGTGAATCTCCTGTAACAGTAGAGTCTGTAGACTTAGACTTTATCAAAGCCAATGCTAAACAGACAGTAAATTCTCAAAGGGATGCTCTTATCAGTGGTGGTGTTCTTCATAATGGTAATACCTTCCAAACAGATGCTACCTCTATCATGGATATCATGGGGGCAATTATGTCTGGTATTGACACTACATGGCTTACTGCTGATAACCAACAAGTCGCTATGACTAACGCGGATATGGTGGCTCTAGGACAAGCTGTAGCGCATCACAAAGAGACTTTAGTGTTTAAGGCTAGGGTACATAAGGATAACATTGACAGTCTTCTCACAAAGGCTGACATTGAAGATTATATGACTAACCTTACATGGGATTAATTCATGAGAGTTATTCTGGGTGCTAATAATAAGATAGGGAGTCTAGCTATTAGACTCCACAATTGGAGTAAGTGGTCTCATTGCGGAGTTATTGTTAATAACGAAGTTATTGAGGCTACGGCTTCTCATGGTGTTGTAATATCGTCTCTTGTTAATTTCAAACAACGATACCCTAACCACAAGATCATAGAGATACCCCATAAAGGTGATTTCCAAAGACGGTTGAAAGACCAATTAGGAAAGTCCTATGATTGGGGGGCTATCTTTAAGTTTGTATTTAGAGGAGATTGGGATGACACAGATAAGTGGTTCTGTTTTGAACTAGCCGCTTACGCTGCTGGAACATACAACAGTAGATATTTAGATAGGGTGACAGCAACACACCTATTAATGATGAGTGAGGAAGTAACGTAATGTCGGGTGTATTTTCCCCTGAAGTATTATCAACATTGGCTGCATCTGTGTCTACCCTAGCAGGGGGAAGTCAAGCATGGGTGTGGTACGATAAAAAAAGACGTGATAAAGTTATTGACCAATTAATTTCTGATTTAAAGAAACTGTCAGAGAAACAAATTGAACACAGTAACACTTTTATCACAGAGGAACAAACAAGGAAACTACTACAAGAGTATTTCGTTAAATTAGAACAAGCACAAGCGGAAACGAGCAGGGATGTTAAGGACATACACACGGCGGTAATCAACTTAACTATTCAAATTGAAAAAGCAAATGCGATAGCTGATTATCAGAAAGAGTTGAACAGACGTAAGGAATAATCCTATGAAAGTGTTCATTATAGATGATGACCCTATTACACTAACGCTTCTGGCATTTATGCTTAATGAGGAAGGGATAGAGACTAAATATGCCCTATCCCCTCTTATTAAAGATTTTTATAAAGAAGTGATAACCTTTAACCCTGATGTAATTGTACTAGACCTTTATTTAGCGGAAGAAGATGGTTTTTCTGTTGCCAGTAAACTACGTCAACACAAGGAATTACACCACACCCCTATTGTGGCTATTTCTGGCTCTCATAATTTAAATGATAAACTACAGGCATATTCGTCTGGTTTTATAGATTATCTAGAGAAACCTTTTACAAAAGATGAAATACTAAATGCTGTCCGTAGTTATGGATATGCACATGAGATCCTCAGATTGTGTAATAAAATATTGAATAAGGAGAGTGTAGATGATTACCTCAGTGGTAAGTTTAATAAAAAATAGAAAAATACTTGCAAGTGTTAGTGTTGCCTTAATCATAGGCATTAGTGCTTGGGTAGGTTGGTCTGAGATTAAGTCAGGTATATATGACAGAGGTTATAATGCTGCTGTACAAGAATACCAAGAGAAACTTAATGAGGCTAATGCCCAAGCGCAAGAACTACTTATATACCGCTTACAACAACAACGTAGAGAATTACAAAGACAAGAAGAGATAACCTTACAGCGTATTCAGGAAGAACAGGCAGTAGATACTGAGGTTAAAACTATCACAGAATATATAGAGCGAGAGATATATGTGCAAGAAGATTGTGATGTTGTTCCTGCTGACCTTAACAGCATGTTCAATGACTCCATCCGTTCCATTAACGGAAGTCAATAAGGTAGAAGAAAAGCTCCTACAAGCACCTCTAAGCCCTCTTTTAGGAGTACCCTGTAGGGTAGCTTACCCTCTTAAAGAAAATGCTCAGGAAACGTCTCTCAGGGCTTTCTATGAGGTATACGCTTATAACTTAGGGCAAGTTAAGAAATGTTATGAAAAAGATGCCCTCTTAATTAAAGAACTTAAAGAGAGGGATTATGTGGGAAAAGATTAAAAAGTGGTATTGACATCCCTTTTCATACAGATTATTATTGTTACTATTATTTTAGTATATGTTTGGATAGGGGGAAATTTTGAAAAAATTGAGTGACAAGGAATTAATAGGGAAAATTTATAAGTCTAACAGCTACGGGGTGTGTAAGATTGTTAGTGTCATAAATTCTAAAAAAGTAACTGTAGAGTTCCTAGATACAGGATTCCGAAAGACTACCACTTTGTGTTGTATTAGGGCGGGAAAAGTGAAAGACCCTTTTTATCCTTACTTTTATGGTAGGGGTTATTTAGGGACTGAACTTCCTGTTGATAAAAAAGTTTACGGTATTTGGAAAGGGATCTTGAGGAGATGTTACTCCACTGAAAATTTCCCTAGACATAAGTCTTATGAAAAAGTGGAAGTATGTAAGGATTGGTGGTCTTACTTAGAATTCGAAAAATGGTATTCTTCTCAAAAATGTGCGTATATACAAGGTTTTGATATAGATAAGGATATTATGTCCCACAACTGCGCAGAGAAAGAGTATTCCCCTAAGTTTTGCCGACTAGTACCTAAGAAGCTTAATGCGTTGTTTATAAAGAATAATTCAAAAGATAGCAGCGGTTGTTACCAATACAAGAAGGGGAGTTACTATGTACAGTCTAGCAGAAACAATAAAAGTGTCTATTTAGGGAAGGCTACCAATAAGCAAGAAGCCATACGTTTATATAAAAATTTTCAAAAATCTGTAATGGAAGAAGAACTAAATAAATATAAAAAGGTACTAGACGAAGATGTTTTTTATAAAATTAAAGAAGTATATTCCATCTCATAAAAACTTAAGAGACATAGCAATAACTCTTAATCTTTTCTGCTTAGTAGAAATTGGGGTAGTTATATTTTTTTCATGGCTATGCTACGATCTATTAGTGTGGTACAAAGATATTACCACCCCAGAAAACTTCGCGCAAACCCCATTCTGGGCTGCTATGGGTTCCCTTGTTGCTGCTATCTTTGGGGCATTGAAATATATTAATCATACCTACGAGGCAAGAAAAGATGGTTGATATAGAGGTGGAAGTGACAACAGAGATATGGAGAACTAGAGACACTACCTTAGTGGTTATGTACCCTTTCCCTAACGTGGCCTACATAAAAGGACTAAGAGGAAAGTTTAATAAAGAGTTAAGATTAGCTATTAAGGAAAAGTTTACAGAGAGAGGGGTGACTCTGGTTCACTACGAAAGACGCAAAGGTGGGAAAGTGTATGAGATTACTTTGGAGCGTTAGCTATGATATTACTTAGACGATATTACGAAGATAGGACAGAAGGTAAATGGATATTTCCTGATGATTCTTACACCTATAATTTAGAACTTCCTGACTTAGACAATAAACCTTTCGTATCATGTATACCAGAAGGTGCATATAAAGTGTGTGCAGATAAGACAGGCAGACATCAATGGTTTAGGTATCAGGATGTTCCTAATAGAAGTCATATTGAGATACATGAAGCGTTCACAGTTTCCAACTTGGAAGGTTGTCAAGCACCTTGTATGGAATTGAAAGATGGTAAGGCATATCGTAGTGGTGAAGCTTTAAGGAAATTTAAAGAGTGGTTTCCTGAGGATGACGTATGTTTTATTGTAACTATTCGAGAGTGGAATGAAGATACAGATGGTGAATGGTGATGAGTTTATCCAGAGAGTTATTAGGGCGATTAGTGGATATAGTCTCAGGGCAGAGGCGTTCTGTTAATAGCATTATTGAATCAGGGGGATGGCTCTTTAAACAAGTAGACACGTACACAGAGTCTTCTCCTTTAACAATAGCAGACGGGGTAAAACACAAATTAATCATTCCTCTTAATGATACAGGTTTCTCTAGAGGCAAGTACTTTGATTTATCCTACGATACTGACAACCACTTATTTCTTCCTAAGACCCCAGACGACTTATACTTAGCTAATGTAAGAATGAAGTGCAAACCTGATAGCCAAGGAGGTCACATGGATTTGACTATAGAATGTCCTTCTGTCAGTTATAACCCTATTAATGGGGACACCTTAACTTTTAATAAATCAGCAGGGGATGAACAATATTTCAGTCCTGATTTAATCTTATTTATAGGACAAGATTTAGTAGATAACGGATTGGAAGTATTTTTAAAACCAACTGACTGTGACGTAGAGGTTTATGATTACAGCTTTACGTTATGCAGGTTATATTCTAATAAAGGTAATTAAACCTCCTGTAAGCCTCTGTAAGGCTATATCTCTAATTAGTAATACGATGGTTCATGTCCTAAGAGAACCCTACTAAGAGAGCTTCTGAGGGCGTTTTAAAGATTCAATCATATTTTGGAAAGAACTATCACTAGGTTTATGTTTCTTTCGTAAAGACCTCTCCCCCCAAGATGCAACTATCAAGTTATCTCCATTATTAGACAACCTTTCTTTATTGTGTTGTAGTAAATAAGCATACCTAGTGTTCAGTCTTACTAAAGTACCTGTTATCGGCTCTCTCCATAGAGCAGGGAAGTCTGTAATACCTGTATCTATAACTTGACGTACTACATCTTCTCGATTGTTATATTCGGGGTAATGTTTACTTTGAATTATCACTTCTTCCCCTTGTTGAAATAATAGTTTCATATCAATTCTCCAATATAATCTCTGCAGATTTAATATCTTTAATATTCCACACTACTTGACATTTCCTATCTTGATAAGAAGCTAGACGGAAGGAGTCAGTGACTTTACCTTTAACTATTTCTAATCTGCCTATTCTCTTACGTCCGCTAGTATCCTCTATAACACAGTCATCATAAGGCATTACTTCTTTACCGTTAATATCTAGCATACCTATTCTCCTTTAAATTACACATAACAAAAAACTCTATAGACCGTAGTATGATCTATAGGGTTACTCTTGTCAACTATTTATTTTAACTTGCCTTCAAATATTTATCGTAGTCTACTGTACCTTCTAATCCGTTGTGAGCATAGTCTACAACACGACTCTCAAAGAAGTTAGTATGGGTAGATCCACTAAGTATGAAGTCCATCCACTCTAAAGGATTATCTCTCACTTCTTCACTACCAATGTAACCAATTTGAAATAGTCTTAATTCACCTAGATACTTTATAAACTCTTTAGTATCTTCTAGGGACATTCCTTCTTGGTCTCCCATCTCATAAATTAAGTCTAAGAAGTTACACTCAGCCTCTACGTACTTGCTTACAGTATCCACTACGAAGGTTTGTAACTCTATTAGTTCAACTTCTTTGAGTTCTTTACTGGCCTCTAGGAATACACGTATATTATTTTTAACGTGCTCCTGTTCATCTTTTAAACTCCATTCATTGATAGTATTGAAATTACTCATCAGTCCGTAGCGTTTAAGGTTGAGCAGACAAGCGAATGCACCAAAGAGTGAAATACCCTCCCCTAGGAATACTACAGATAACATCTTACAAAAATTAAGAGGCTTAGTTAAATCTCCTAAATCTTGTGTAAGAAGGTCTATCTTGTCTTGCATTTCTTTATACTGCTTGAACTCAGACCAATCACTGTTAGTATAACCAAAAGTTTCTGCTGCTAATGCATAAGCCCTTTGATGACTAACCTCTCTTGCAGCAAAGGTGAACCACATAGTGCGGATCTCATTATTCTTAACGTTGGCTAATAACTTTGAGTAGCCACCTCCTACAGAAACATCCATCTCTGTAAACAACATGATAAGCTTTTCTACCATATTCTTATTTGCAGCATGGCTTACATTCTTCGTAGCTAGACCTCCTTCGTTAGAAAACTGTCTTAGGTCGTCTTGCATCTCTACTTGGTTCTCATGCCAATGCATGTCAATCCTGTGTTTCTTCTCAGCTTCTACTGCCCAAGGATACTTAAAAGGACGGTACGCTGTGTTTTCCTGAAATATACTCATTATTATTTTATCCTTCACAACTGATACATGTATCTTCGTCAAAATCTATCTTAGTCCTAACAGGAACACTATTTAACGGCTTATCTGTACCTTTACCTATGTTCGCTCTGGTAGCAGGTTTACTTCGACAATAATACAAAGTCTTTACTCCACGTTTCCATGCCATCATATGCAAGTCTGACATTTCTTGTAGTGATATATCATTAGGAACAAATATGTTTAAGGATACTGATTGGCAGATGTACTTCTGTCTCTCTGCCGCCAGTTCTACCACCCACATCTGGTTAATCTCTGTCGCTGTTTTAAAGACTTTCTTTTCTTCATCACTAAGTACCTCTAGATGTTGTACGCTCCCTTCATTTACAATAATATCATTCCATACATCTTTAGTATTCATTCCTTTTGATTCAAGTAAAGCTTCTAGGTGTTTATTCTTTATTAAGAAACTGCCTGCCCTGCCTTGTGCATTGAAAGCATTTGCATTCCAAGGCTCTACTGAAGGAGATACTCCTACCATAGAACTACTACTAGCGTTAGGGGCAATTGCAAGCAAGTGACTGTTCCTCATACCAGAACCTAAGCAATCATAACACTCTCCGCGCTCTACTGCTAGTTCTTTACTAGACTCTATCGCTTGCTCTTTTATCTTCCCGTAAACTAAGTGTGTATGTTGTGTGGCAGAGTTAAAACCTCCTGACTCAAAAGGGATACCCTTACTTTGTAAGTAGGAGTGCCAGCCCAGTGTACCTAACCCAACGGCTCTTTCCTTACTTGCACTATTTACTGCACGTTTTAAATCTTTAGGTGCAAGCCTTATAAAGTATTCCAGTACATTGTCTAACATACGTATGAGGTCTTTCACCATGTTAGTATCTTTCCATTCGTCAAACTTTTCCAAGTTTACACTAGAAAGACAACATACTGCACTTCTTGTCGGGCTTGTTCTTAATGTAATTTCTGACAGTTGTGTTCAATAGGTGTCGTTAGTACCTACCAGTTCTCTTATGAACTTCTATATGTCACCATATAGCTCAGACTATATCATACAAACTTTACGTTTGTCCCTCCGCTTCGCGCTCACTTGAGGCTACTCTACTAAGTTCTGTATTGCCGTACAGCTTTTCGATAGTCGTTACGGGTTCTTACTATGTAAGCTTCCCACGGGATTGTCTCTGCAAGAGATGTCCCCCGTTTTCAAAGGGTTTTACTTGTGCCACTCATGTTAACACAAATTACTCTGACTAACTTGATACATTGGATGTGTAATCCAACTAGGTATGTTTCTGTTAACAGTATCCTTAAACATAATGTAAGGTTCTCCTGTTTCATACCTAGTTTCTAGTATTTGTTCCCACACTTCCCTTGCTTTAAGCCTCTTACCTGTACCGCCATGTTTAGGGTCAATGAGTTCATATTCTTCCCCCCGAATAACAGATTCCATAAAACTATCGGTCAAGTTCACTGCATTATTTAGGTTAAAACATTTTTTATTCTGGTCTCCTCCAATAGGATTACGCATCTGGATAAAACTAAGTATCTCTGGATGGTCAATGTCCATATAAGCTGCCATAGAGCCTCTACGAGACTCTTTCTGCTTATAGCTTAAAGTATCAGCGTCATAGCCTCTTAAGTGTGCCATAGCTCCTGTAGACTTCTCATCAGGGCTTCTCATAGCAGCGTAGACTCCTATCCCACCTCCTGCCATAGAAAGGCATGATGTTTCTTTCCTTGTTTCTACTAAACCTTCTTTAGTGTCTGGGATCATAGACAAGTAACAACTTATAGGCAATCCATCTGGACTTACATTATCTTCTAACCAGTCTCCTGCTTCATCAAAAGAATCTTTACTAAATGTAGGCCATTCCACCTCTTCTGCGTTACTTAAGACAGGACTTGCAAAAGTAAACCAACCTTTAGAGGCGTAGTCGTATATACGTTGTGCAAAATCATAGTCACCAAAACAGTAGCTAGTAGCCGCTCTAGCAAAACTTTGTTGAGGGCTTACCTCATTATCTTTCTTATAAAAACCTTTTCCTGTTAATAAAGCTAAACCTTGTTCTGGTATTGATCTATCCCTTGAGTAATCTATTAGTATACCTAAGTACTCATCAACTGAGTTATGTTCCTGCTTCATAGTACCTCACACACCATTACGTTTCTTAAAAGCTTTCCATTCATCATCTGTACGTTGTTTACCTACATAACGTTCTCCATTAACTCGTGTTCCAGAGAATGTGCGGTGACAACATACTTGACGTTCAATACTCTCGTTCAAATCTAGTCCGTAGGCATGTAGGATCTTGTCCATAACATCCCTTGTAGGACGTACAAATGCAAAGTGAATATTTGTTACATCATTAACCATTGTGTCGATGTTCTCTGAAAGCATTCCCTTTACATTACGTTCTGCCCAATCAATATAAATAGGGTGATTAGCTACGTCAAAACTACTTACTTCCCATTGCGCTTCTCGTCGTTCATACTGTTCTACATCATTTTCCATATTACTCATTTAGATGCCTCCATAAATTTAACTAGGTTAGGGAAATATTCACGTAACACTTCTCTACACTGCTCTGCTAACCAAATATGTTCTAGTTGTGTACCATTGCCAGAACGTAATCCACAATAATGTAACCATGTACGCATTGTAGCATTCATGTACATATTACTCATAGTGTTACCCTCAGGTAGTACAACCCTCGCACATTCTTTAGCAATACCTTGTTTAATAGCCCACTTGTAAGCTTCTGTAGCCTCTAAGATAACCCTCGTCTGCCGTTCTTCCCATGCTTCTTGTAGATAGTTATCTTCTAGAGCAATACTATTCTGACGGTTCTTAGTGTCCTGTAAACGCGCTTCTCGTAGTACAAACATTTGTTCGTCTACTTCTGCATACCGTTGGCTAAACTCTTGGAATGCTGCCGATTTATGGCGCAACACTTGCCTACTAATATCACGAGGTGCTTTTAATTCAATAACGGCATTACTCATCTCAAATACAGACCAATGAGAGTTTTTAGCACAGTAAGTTAATAGTTTATCGGCTGTGTCGAAGTTCTCCTGATTCTGCGGTGCAGACACTCTAGCTGTATAACTAATTATTCCCTCACTATCAGGGATAAAGTCAACTACTGGCGTTGTTACTCCGATAATACGTGTCTGTGCTTTATACTGTTCTAAATTCAACCCTATAACCCCCCTTCTTTCAATACTTTCATAATATTATCTGCCCCTACAATATTCTCTCCGTCTTTACGTAAGACAGGAATACCTCTGATACCAAGCTTGCTAGTGTATTCATACTCTTGGTCAATGTCTACATACTTAACGTCAATGTTGTTACCTTCAATAAACTTCTTCACTGGTTGGCATTGGTGACACCAAGAACTGCTGAACAATTCCAATCTATTCTCCTTCTAGATAGTTTCAAATTCTGGTTGATCATCATACCCGTAGGTAATACTACTTGCATGTGCTTCCTCGTTGTAATCCTCGTACCAGTATTCTAAGTATCCTTCATTTAAGTAACACTGTTCGTCTTCGTCCCATTCACTACCTACTTGGTCTAAATCCCCGAAGTACATTTCATCTTGTTCAAATCCATAACTCATTGCATGTTCTATTGCCTCTTCTCTCAACCACTCCAAGATTTCATTGTCACTTAAGTCAGTCTCTATAGCACCTAGTTTATCCATACCTGCAAAACCTATGGAGATTTCATAATAATACTTAGCCATATCATTCTCCTTCTAAATTAAATATTTTCTTAGCTAACTCTAGTCCTTTAATAAGACGGTTAACTTGATGGATGCCTAGTTCCCCTTCTAAGTCCACATACACTGTATTAGTGTCGTCCCCTTTACTAAGGATAATATTATCCTCAACCTCAATCTCTGTAACACTCTTTTCAACAGGATCACCTTCTAAATTAACTCTCATAAATTACCTCATTTTTGTTGTAAGCTGGAATCATATTTTACCACAATTCCAGTCATAAGTCAATTGCTAATTAGGTTAAGATTAATTAATCAGTAATCAAGTTAGGCTCTTTAAAGTAACTATGCCCTTTCAACACTTTACCGTTCTCATTAAAGAATACAACAAAATCTTCCCCCTCGTAAGAACGAATCTCTTTAGTCACCGTATGCTGCGGATACTTGTGTACCACTTCAACAAAGTAACTTTCACGGTATTCTTCCAAAGGAATAAATTTGGATAGATTACTCTCCAACACACTCTCACAATTCTCTTCGTAATGTGTTTCATCAGATACCAGTACAGTAAGAAGCGTATGTACCATAGCAGAATGGTCTGAGTAGAAATCATAGTTGTGAAAGCCCTCTGGTTTAGTGTTAATATAGGTCTTTAACTCTTGTTCTAATTCATGGTAGTTATACCCTTGTTCATAGCAGTCATCCCAATAGTATTCAAACTCCTGACGAGGTACTAGTGGTGCTAGGGTTACAAGACCGTCAATAACACCATCCATAAAGTCGTTAGCATTTGTGCTATCAAGAAGTTCCTGTAACTCTGACTTAATGATAGGGATTTGTTTCTCAGGCAATACACCATCGGGATTAGCAATACCATTAAATTTAGCCACTGAATCCCAGAACCAAGTAACGTTGTACTCTGGGTGTCGTAGTAGTTTTGATTTATACATTTATATCTCCTATTTGTTCCTGTAAGCGATTGTAAGAGGACTTCTCCTGTTACCCTATACAATCACCTTAATTAATATTAAAACCTCTTAGGGTTGATTCTAGGCGCTCTTAGAGAGGCTATCAAACCATTCCTTTTCTTCAGGGGTTTCAATGTGGATATAATGCTTAAGTCTGTCAAACCTGTCAAGAAATTCTTTCTTAGCTTGAGCAGGTGTCCACGCATTAATCTTAACACCCGCTATTCTATCAAAAGACTCCACCCAATCTGGTGCATGAAGGAATAACTGTCTAGCTTCCTCTCCACAGATATGATGATCATAGTAATTAATCAAGTCTGTTTTAGGAGCGATATTGTACTTCTTTTGTATAACCTTTTCAATCTTTAATTCCATATCGAAATAGTTATTTAGGTGAGGCTTAATTGGTCTTGGTATGTCACAAATATAAGCTTCACTAGCATCATGTAGTAATGCAGACATAACCTCTTGTCTATCTTTATCAGCCTTATGTACTAAATCAGCGATAATACAACAATGTTCTGCTACAGAGTAAAACGTAGATACATGGCCACTAAACCTACAAGACATAGAAAGGGCTTGCGCTATGTCCTCAATACAGATTTGTTCTGGTTTAGGATCTAAGAAATAGAACTTCTTGTTAGTGTATGTCCCTATGTAAGGTTCAGTCATTTAAAAACTCCTCTACCAAATTAACACATTCATCTAGATACTCCTGTAAAGTACCATCGTTATGTAGTGTAACTATTCTAGGGAATCCTGTCACGTAGTTTCTACTGTCTCCCTCAAAAGAACAACCATTTCTTGTTACGTGGACTAGTAGAAAGTTATCTACACCTACCTCATCTAAAATACATTGTATCTCTTCTGGAAAACCTCCGTCAGAGAATACGTTAACCCCTTCTTCTAGGGATTTAGCAGCCATAATCCCAAATACGTCTTTACCGAATAGAGGTTTAAGGACGTTCTCTGACATATGTATCATGGCGTTACGAGGAGATACATCACAATTCATTATACGTATGAGAGGCGTAGGTATTTCTTTAAAATCTCTTCCATATAGTTCTTCCCATTGATACTCCCCTACCCCGTAGGCACTCTTAACTGCCTTAAAAAGGTTTTCTTTAACTTCTTTATGGTACGCTGCAATACCTTTACTACTTAGATAGTCTACAATATGCTCCGCTGCTATGTCTTTACCTGCGTTAGGTGGTGCGTTAAATATGATTGCTTTTTTAGTCATTTAGTTTCTCCTCTTTTATTTTCCGTGATTAGGGCTGTAACCAGCCCCTTTCTTGTTAAGCAATTCTATCATCTGCTCTCTACATTCGCAAGCTGCGAAAAAAGCTAGTTCGTCCCCAAGCTGGTTAGAGGAAAAGGCTTTACTTCTTTGTTTGCCATTTACAACCCATAACGCTCTATATCCGTATTTATACCTCACTACGCCAGTAACACCTGATGTATTGTCCTTCCTCTTCTGGTGATTCCTCGCCTGTTTGTCTAAAGTTTCCCACACACAGTTATCAGGAGTATACCCTATAGTATTATCTAAACGTTCGATTGTATGTTTGTCACTGGGTTTCTGCCCCATATCCTCAAGGAAGTTATCAAAATTGTCCCATCTATCGCAGACAGTTATGTATTGGTACTTGGCATCTCTGCCTCTTCCAGTAGGTTTCCTGTTACAACGACTTCTCATATTTTTCCAAGTAATATACTCAGGCATATCAGATTTGATCATACCTACCTCACATTCATTACAAAGTTTTTACGTTTCTCTTTACTGATCTGATTGTCACGACCACGCATTACCTTAGAACAATCATCGCAACGATAAATCTCAAACTTACTCAAGCTAGTGTAGGCTGCTTTATTGTCAAGTTTAGTGAGATGCACACTACCACAAGAGTTACAACGCATTTGGTCATCATCGTAGTACATCATCATTTGTGGGCTGTTTTTATCCCAGTGCTTAACTGCATCGTATACATGCTCTAATACTTCGATATCTTGGTCACAGTAATCTTGCATGTAGTCTAGTGCTTCTATATCGTCATTCATACTATCTACCCACAGTTGGATATTAGTAGAGTGCTTACCTTCTTCTAGGCTTTGTACATAACGTGCTACGTAATCCATCTTAGCACTTGTAATAGAGAAGTTGCCTTTAATGATCAACATAGGGTCTACAACTTTATACGGAGAAGGTTCTGGCAGTCCATACTCAAAGAACTTAAAATTCATCTTCTTACGATCAAAAGATTTGCCGTTATAAGCGATTATAATGTCAGCTTCGTCTAAACATTTCCATAGAGCCTCTACTACAATACGCTCGTTGTCTTTATATCGACCACTTAACGGTAAATCATAATGGTGTACAGATGAGTTAAATACGTCTTCATTCTCATACCACTTAGCAGACCAACATATTACATACCAATCTTCTATGATCTGGTTAATACTGATATTCTGTTTCCAGAGACCCCATGTTAATGCTTTAATCATAGAGGTTTCAATATCAAACAAAAGAATTTTAGGTTTATTCTCTGGTGTAACTACTTCTTGTAGATATTCAGGGTTATTCTTAAACTTACGTAAGTAGTCTGATACTGTAGACTTACTCTTACCAAGTTCTTTAGCAATCTGTCTCCAACTCATATCCGAAGACACCATCAACTCTAACGCTTTCTTTTTCCAACTCATCTACTTCCCCTCTTCCAGATTAAAATACTTCAAACCTCTCTCTATCTCACGGACACATTCTTTTGTCAAATCCTCTTGCCCTCGCAGAATTGAAGCCGCTGTACATACAGCAATCATATGTTGGCACTCTTCGTTAGTAAATGTCTCTTGGTCAGCAAACTTCTGAAAAGGTTCTACAGAATCTTCTAACTCACTCAAAAAAGCTTCATACTTCGCTAATAACTTACTCAATTTAATTCTCCTTTATCCACATCCATACCAAACATATCTCTCATCTTCTCTTCAGCAATATCCATCTGCATACGTTGTATCTCCAAATACTCTAGATAATCTGTTACTCGTTCAAATGCTGTGATTACTCTAGAGTCACCTTGTTCTGTTACCATTACTAAAGCATAACGCCCTTCTGGAAATTCAGTCATTCACTTTCTCCCTCTTTCATAAAAGCCTCTACAAGCTGTTTCCTGCGTAGTTTACTATTACTAGCTGGCTTAATACCTAATTCCTCTAAAGTCTCGTTCACACGCTTCTCCTTTTCAATTTGGATTACTCTTTTGGTAGACCTTGCCTCTTTGAAGGAAACTCCCTCTTTTTCAGAATATGACTTAATTTTATGACAAGGTTTACACACCAATGCCCAGTTATCAGGGTTATCTGCTGCACAATGCCATAGGAACTCTTCTGCTGTCAAATAATTAACACAAGATATATTTCCTACAACATGGTCACACTCTAGTTTACTCCCTGCCATCCACTCTTTGCACAAGTAACATTGCCCTACATTCTTTGTACTAGGGTGAAACACTTTGTCAATCTTCTCTTGCATAGTTACAGGACGTAACTGGTCTTTCTTCCAAACCTTACGTAGAGGATTGTCTGCCCATATCCTACGTATTTGCCCTCGTAACCAAGTGAAATAATTACTTTGTGTTTTCCAGTTAACGTCCTTAGCGTATTTATGTTCCCAAGGATTAATACGATTACTCAATGATCTTCACCTTCTTCAATATTTTCTTAATGCAAGTCTTATCATCGTCAGAACGTTTCATATAAGCTAATTGGAATTGCATATCAAGTACATCTAACCATGTAGCCTTACGAATGTTACCTTGCCAGTCTTCATACTCAAACTCATCCTCGCCATACCACTCTTTATACTTCTTAACAATAAGTTCTAAGCATTGCTTGTGGTTAGTACATTTATCCAAAGCAGTCTTGGCAGTCTTACTCCCCCAACGTGGTTTCTTACGATTAGACACTTCCCCTTCAATAACAACTTTAGTGAATACATCGCGACTACAGTAATTATCTGCATTATCGGAACAAATTATCTGATAGTAGAGGAATTTCCAACCATCTCCTTTAACATCAGGAACTTTTATAGAAGTGTCTAAATACAATTCTCCAAAACCTTTCACGTATTTAGGTTCATCCCACTTCTCGTAGTTAAACCACCAACCCTCTGCTTGTAAGGAGTCCTTATCAGAGCTTGTACCAATAACCTTTTTACCTTGCTTAACTCCCTCAGTTACACGTACCACTACACGATCGTCTGTCTCAAATCCTGTGACAACCTCTGCACCTAATTTGTCAATTGCATATTGTTTTAATTCAGGAAGGAGGACTGGTTTAATAGTGTCCTTACGATTACCTTTGTACTCTACTGCTAGAGGTAACTCTGTCCTAAAGTTACCTTCCCCGTCAATATACAATTCCAAATTGTCTGGATGACATTTACAAATCTTACAAATGTTATCTAGTCTACGTTTAAGTGTAGATATAGCCCACCCAATCTTCTCAGGTTTCTGTATTGTCTTGTGTTCAAATATTTCTTTATCGAAGTCTACACCTTCCATGAACTTCTTAAAGGCAGTAATGTTTTTAAACTGACCCGACATATCTGATTGTGTGTTAGTGACCTCTACTAAACGTTCCTCACATGCCGCTGCTGTACGAAACACTTGCTCATCCATATCTACAACAACAATAACATCCTCATCCACTTCCCAAGGAACTACATCAGATAAGTCCTCTCTTTCCTTAACTTTTGCTTTCTTGTTAAACGTTGCCAATATTATTCTCCTATTAAGATTTAGTTAAGTTCAGTGTAAGGGACATCTGACTCATTTTCTCAATAAAAAGAAATTCCCATTGACTCCCTACTTCACCCTCTCTGTTCATAATCTCTTCTAAAAGTTCCTCTGCACTTGCCCCGTAGTAGGCTGTACTATCATTACTGTCTATAGCTACATACATATCATTCTCCTAATACAAAAATAGAGGAAAGGACGAATCCCTTCCTCATAATTATTTAACTTAGTTCTTTAATAGCTAAGTATTCCCACCCATATAAGCCTTCTAATTCTTCTTCGTCAAGACCTGTTTGAACTTTTAGTCTTTCTAGGACTAAATCTTCTACTTGACTTTGAGTTAATTCCTTTGAGACAGAGAATACATCTTGGTTGTTATTCCCGCCGAAATCTCCATTAATATCATACTCACACCAAACTGAAATAAACATTTCTATTCTCCTTACTCTTCAGATTGTTCTTCTTCAGGGGCTTCTCGCTCTCCTGTCAAGATTTCATAGTGGCTCACTGTTGTAGATAATTCCTCAATTTGGTCTTCCAACTTAGCTTTATCTAAAGCTGCTTTAACTAGAGCGTTATACTCTTTCTTAGTTACGGGATACTTTTCAATAGCAATCTCTGCATTATTCTTAATATCCTCTCGTAGAGTTTCGATCTCGCGTGTAAATTGTACAGACTCTTGTACAAGTTTAAGTAGTTTCGCTCGTAGTTCTGGTTGTTTTGGTAACATTTATTTCTCCTCGTTATTTAATTTGTTAATCATGTTGTCGTATGCGTAACCTATTGCCTCTTGGAAACCACAACCTCCATTATGATACTTAAGTGTGTAGTGAAGGTCTCCTGACGAATCACAAGTCATTTCGAATATGTCGTCATAGAAGTCTACGTTATCCGTAATAACTTCATATACAAAACCTCCTATAAGGGTATGAGTATTATAAAAATTTTCGAAGAAGCATTCCTCTTTTGACTCTACTCCCTCAACCTCACTTACAAAATTATCTAGAGTAGAAACTAACTTTAACCTACCCTTTTTAATTACTGTCTCACTCATTATTACCTCCCCTAAGCCCCTCTAAGAGGACTTCTCTTAAAAGGTAAGCAATCATATTACCTCTCTTAGAAAAGCCCTCAGAATGGCTTACGTTTCGTTATATGGCGTTATTACTCGCCATCGTCTCCGTCTAATAAAAACGGGTTCTCGTCGTCATCACCAAGTTCTTCGTCAGGTTCTTGTTCAACCTTACTTGGCTTAGAGATAGACTTCTTAGGTTTATCTTCTGAACCACTGTCAGTAGAACTGCTACCAAGTTTACCTAATTTTTCAAGTTCCTTTTTAAGAGGTGACTCATCAAAACCTTGTGCCATTTTAAGACGCTCAATAACAGGACGACTTAGTTGTTTAAGGTCTTCCTCCTCATTGTCACCATCCATCATAACAGCAAAAGGTTCGATGCTGTGTTCTGGTGAAGGGATAGCTTTAGGTTTGTTACTAATGTCACCAATATTAATGTTAAGGAACTGACCCTCATCACCGCCCCACTTAGCTTCAATAGACATCATAAAGTCAACCCCCATTAACTCACCGATATTGAAGTCTGCTGGAACTTTACCTTTCTTAACACCAGTTGCTTTACATAGTTTAGCAATGGTAGATTTAGGGTCAAAGCCGTCTTTTTTACGTGGGTTAAGCATTATTACTGACGCTGCTCTGTCCCATTCACCTCGTAGAAGTTGACGTAAAGGTTTCAAATCTTCTTCGTCTGAATCTGATGCTGGATGTTTACTGTAGTCAATAAGGATACTAGGGAAATCTACTGTCATTACAACGGAGTCTTTAGGTAGATTCTTGATAAAGAATTTATCCCCCTCTACATAAGCATGACCTGCTTGTATGTGCTTATTTTGTTGCTCTGTATCTTCCCAAGGAAATTCTGCATACTCAGTAGGCGGCATTTGAAAACCCGTGTCGACTATACCAGAGATAAAACATACTTGACTAGGCTCATCACCATCCTCTGTAACCTCTTGAATACGATCATATACATATTCGTTCCAAGCTTTCCACTCAGAAGGGTCAATCGTAGAACCACCACCTTGCTGTACTTTTGCTACTTTCTTAAACTTACTCATAATTACTGTTTCTCCTATTTTACTTATTTAACTTCGTTACCTTTAGAGTCTACTTTAATAAGACCTTTATCTTTCTTGGTTTTACTGTATCGTCGCACATAACTACCCTTCTCTCCTTTACCACTATTACTAGCATCTCCCCAACGATGCGAGAAGAACACACTTTCAAAAATAGCTTTACGTTGTTCTGCATTCATTACTGTTTCTCCTCTGTTACGATCTCTGCGTCTTGTTTACTTACTTGAATATTTTCATGTGGTTGAGGGGTCAAATATGTAGTAACTCCTTGTACTACTACTTTCAATGTACCTGTATTTTTATCAGGGGTTACACTACTTGCGTTAACAATGGTCTGTTGGACAGGAAAACCTGCTACGTTACCTTGTAATACTATCGTGTATAGATTAGTCATTATACCTCCTTAAATTTGACTATTTAGGTCTGCAATATTCACTGATGGTAGTGTAATCGTACTGGGGTCACGAATATCATCAGGGATAAACTGTTCTGCTTCAGGCCATACCTCTAGTAATTGCTTAGTAGTGTTAACCGCAGTAACTACTTGTCGTACTTGCTGAATATAACGTTTATGGTCATTGTCATACTCTTTGATAGCCTCTTGTTCTTGTTTAAAGAGTTTTTGCTTACGCTTATACTCTTTGTACAAAGGGTCTGATTTAGTTAATACATATTCCACTTTGCTATTGCGTGTAGCTGGCTTATAGATAGCCTTGCCTTCCTCATCTCTTCCCAATGAAAGACTCTCAATAGTTCCTTCTTCTTTAGGGTCACTTGAGGGGAACTGCACTTTAATATAGTGTTCTACATTAAGCATATCCTCTGGGACTTTTGACAAGTCTACCTCTCCATACACACTATCATATACACTGTTAGCTAAGTCTTTCTTTAAAGACTCTCGTGTAACAGTCTCATCTGGACGGGGTTGTGCCTTTGAACGCTTGTCTGCAAAATTATTTACAATAGCATCACGTAGTTGTTGATTAAGTCGTAAACTCTTCATTAAAATGTCTCCTCCTGCATCTTACGTTTCTGAATATTAATACCTCGTTGCACTAAATCACCAATCTTTTGATGACCATTAATAATCATAGCATTGTGCTTCTCCACATTACCTCCTACCTTACGTCCATTAGTGATATCAGTTAAGAAGTTATTCTCCGCAATAAGCTTAACTGACTCTTGAACTACTTGCATATTATCTTCTACTTTTGACATACCTGTCAATAGATGAATAATTTTATTGAACATTTATTTTCTCCTCTTTCTTGTTAATTGAATATAATTCTGTCATAAGTATTCTCCTTTAATTTCTCACTGTCTATACAACCATTATACTATGTGTATGTTGTGTTGTAAAGGGTTATTTTAGGATTTTCTAAATTATTTATCTCTTCTTTAACCAGTTCATATAATTCAGTCATCTTTTTATTACCACGATCATTCATAAAACTAGATATAGAAGTACGACTTCTCTCTAAATCACTTGCGATCTGGTTAATACTATAACCTTGATATTCTAAGATTGCAATACGTGCAGCATCTTTTTCTGTGAACCATCTCATCTTTCTGCCTTTCTTAATATTATTAACCTTACCTTCGCGTACCCCATGTTGGATGTTCTCAGAGGGAGTACACCATTCTAAGTTGCAAGCCCTATTATCTGTATGTATTCCGTTAATATGGTTCACCTGAGTTTTGTTTTCAGGGTCGTCATTGTGGCAGAAATGTAGGGCTACTAGACGTTGTAGATAGTATTGTATTGTTTTTCCTTCAGCGTAAAACGCGACCTTTAGGTACTTGCTTGTATGGTTTACTGCTTTAACAAGCTTACCTCCTCTTTTAATAAATCGTCCTGTTTTGGTTTCTATTAGGCGTTCTTTGGCGTAAACATTACCTAAATTACTTACTTGGTATCTGTCCTCTAATCCTTTGACATCAACCCATACTTCTTTTTCGTTAGTGACACTCATAATAATTTTTTCCTATTTTATAACCACCGTCTAAGTCAATAGCGAATTGAGGTGGTTGTGTGTTTGCAAAATGGTCTGGTCGCTTTTTATGATAATTAAAAATCTGCTGTGCGGCCCACGTATAAGAATTACTAGCAATTTCTCCTGCTATATCTTCGTACCCAATAGTTATCTCTAATAGGTACTCATCGTGCTGATCTAAAATTTTCTTTATATGATCATCTAAACCTCTTTTAGTCACCTCTTTACTCATCTTAATGACAGCTAACTTCTGCGCTAATGCTTCAAACCCTTGGTCTATGGTATTAAACGACTTATGAGAACTATTATTCCATAACCAATAACCAAAAGCTAAAGGTAACATAAAACCACCGCCATACTTATAATTACGTTCATAATACTTCAGCACGTCAATTACTGTATCTAAACCCATTTGTTCAAGGAATTTCTCTTTAGCGGCATGTCCTTCTTTTTCAGAAATACCTACAGTCTTTCCTACCTTAGCCCCACTAGCGCCAAATATGATCGCAAAAGAACCACCTTTAGATTTCTTACGTCTAAGACTTAACCTCTCAATAAGTTTCTTATCTTGAGTACGTACTGCTTCTTTCCATTCATCTGTTGACACCATCCCTAGCATACGAGTATTAACACAGTGTGCAGTTTCTCCTACATAATTACCTTCTTCATCAAACTCAATACCAGAAGCAACATTATTATAGTAATCCCAATTGTTAGCGTAATAAGCCGCGATAGACAACTGTGCAGATTTCATATCAATACCTAGCAGTATTTTACCTTCCTCTGGTATTATAAGTTTTCTAATCTCTTTACCGTACAAAGCTGACTCCGATGGAGCATTAACCCATATCCTTTGCGCTCCTCTACCACTCCTTGTAGCAAAGTTATTCACACCAGCAGGTACTCTACCATCCTCTCTTACATAACTAAGGATACCTTTGTTCTCAGGATCTTTAATATTCTCTAAGAAATTACGTCTATGTTTATATGTGTTATACTCTGCAATCTTCTTACCTAAACCCTCTGGTAACTGTTCGTAGTCATCATCTGTTAGTTTAGGGCTTGTTACAAGTAAATCACCTTTCTTTAATTTCTTGACCAATTGATTGTCAGGGTGCGCTTTAGAAGGCCACCTAACCTCGGTAGGCTCTTCTACTTTAACATAAGCACCGTAGGCATCTTTCTTTAAATTCCATTCATCTGCATCCTTCCAGCCTAACTTAATCAAAAAACCTTTAACTACTTCGTGTTGAGTCAATTTAGAAGGTTCAATATTAACACGAGTGAACGCTCCACCAAACATATCTGTGTCAGTTTCGTCAACATCAAACCATTCGCAAGTATGCTTGTTTAAGAACTCTTCGTGCCATTCCTCTTTGTAAATACTCCACCCTTTAGTGTCTCCATGCTTACGCTTAATTACCTGTGTAACCTCATTCTTTTTATCAAATGGAGGTATCTTACCTAAAGTAGGGTGTTCTGCTCTCCAATGTTTACGTAGTTCTTTACGTGTATAATCAATCGTAGGTTTATGGAAAGGTTTTTCTATTACAGATTGCACCTCTCCATCTTTCTTACGCTCTACATACTTCTCCTTCACCTTAGAAGAGTCAAAACCAAATAGTTCAGACATTTCCTTTCTGCTTACTTTTGGAGTAGCCCCTTTAATTGTAGGAGGTAACTGAGGTTCGATTTCTTTACGTAAAGTCTCTAACTTTCCGTCTAAGTCTTTTAGACAAGCCCTAGCATGATCAATATCAATCTTAATACCATTTTGTTCTTGTCTAAAACACTCAATGGCGTACTGACCTTCAATATCTAAAGCTACTGTAAAATCGACACCAAAACGTTCTTTAAGTGTAGCCGCTTCTTTCTCTAACATTAGATAACAGCTTGCTTGGATCTTACAATCCTCTATTACCCTGTGCATCTTAAAAGCATCAATATTGCGCCAGTCTGTTACCTCTGGCTTATTTACACCACACTTGATACCATAAGCCTTTAATCCATGAGGACTTTTAGCACCTTTTGGTGTAGGACGTTCAAACCATTGCACCTTACTCTGTACAAAAGTGTCGTGGTAGTGCTTACGTTTTATCTTATTACCTTTCCATATTTTATCTATGATATGTTTATCGTAAGTAAGCGCGTTATGTATGATCAACTTACTACCATTCAATACAGCCTTTTCCCAGAAAGCAATACCATCGTCTAGTGACCCTTTACGAGGAGGGATTGTATAAGTTTTTCCATCATAAGGATCTTTCACTTCAACATTGTCAAACTCTGGATGATTATGGAACAATAATACCTCTTCTGATTCTATATCAATAGAACATAAGCAATGTATATCTTTCTTTGTATGCACATCATCATAGAAACCTACAGCCTCTATATCAGAGGCTAATAATCTATTTTTATACTCCATTTAATCTTCTCCTTCAAACGGGTTAACGTCCTCCACATTATCAGGTACAAATGGAGGTTTATCTTCTTCTACTTTAACAGGTTTTTCTTTCTTGGTAAACTTTGGTTTGCTTGGAGGAGTATCACCTTCTTTATAAGGATGACCAAAGAACTCTTCATAGTCGTGTATAGTATGAGTTTCATTATCGTAATACCACATACCTGCTAGACCACTCCTGCCTGTCCATCTACACTTAGGTACTTCTACTTCGGTGACATTCTTTAATACAGGGTCTTCCGCTAATTTATCACGAGTAGCGAATATATTACAGCCCCCGCTCTTAGCTATATTAGATACCCCCGAAAAATCATCTTCTGTTAGCTTTCTTACCACACGATTACCATTCTTGTCTATCTGTGTCTTACCTTTAGTAATATGACAGATATTAATAATACTAATACCATCTGCAATAACAGATTTTAGATATTTAATAAATGCGGTTTGTTCTTCTAAAGATACACCTTCAAATAAATCATTGATCGGATCAATTACAATAAACTTACACTCATACTTCTTTATAAGCTTATCTATCTGCTTTCTTACCTCATCTAAACTACCTTCCCTTCCGTCAAGTAAGACATAACGGGGTTCTCCGTTATCATGTTCTCGTAGTTCAAGTCTCTTTTCTTTAACCCAAGGCTGATTAACAAACTCTACTGCTTCTTTAGGGTCTTCGATCAACTGTATTTTATGTCCTATATGTCTGCTTAACATAGTAGTTTGGTACTGACCTGCATTAAGTTCTAAAGTGAGAATACCTACTTTGTAAGGAGAGTTAAAAATCCAGTAGTAGATCATCTCGTTAGCAATTGTTGTTTTACCTCCTCCTGTTTGCGCCCCCAGATTAACTAGATATCCTAACGGTATCCCCCCTGCCATGATATTCTGTAGACCTCGCATGAACGGAGGTAACGGGATCTTAGCACGAGATAGCTCTAATTCCATCTCATCGTCAGCGTCTTTAGATGTCTTTACTGTATCAGTAACGTAAGGTTTAGCATTGTAAAAGTCTCTAATAAACTGTTTCTGCTTACCTTTCTGTAACATATCATTAGGATCTTTACCTGACCACGTAACAATATGCACTTTCTCTGCTGGTAGTACATCAATACATAATTCTAATGCGTCCTTACCTGCTTTGTCAGAGTCTAATGCCAAATAAATATTATCAAAGGTATCTAACCAGTCATATTGTGCTGCTAATTGCTTGTACGTACTACTTTCTCCTGTAGTAGGAGAGACAATAGGAAACTGTTCATAGTCTTCTTGACCACGCGACCTATTATATTCCATGAACATTTGATATGTAGCCGCTTTATCTTCTTCTCCTCCAACAATAAGGCAATTACCTGTGATATTTATAGTATCGCCTTGTTTCATTACCCAAGAACCTAGTTCTGTAGTAACACACCATACAGGCTCTCTACTGACTTTTTTCATGTTCTGTGTAAGATTCGTTCGGCTTTTTTGATTAGATAATGTTATCTTTCCGCATTCCTTTTTAGAAAACTTACTAGTATTATGCCCTTGTACTCTTACTATCTTATCATGCACAAGATAACTACAAAGTAGTGCTGCTTCAAATATGTCACCTCTATTCTGATGTATTTCTATTGTAACTTTTTCAGTATTAGTTCTTGGTCTCCTGTAGTGACCATCCGCTAATATGAAACCTTCTAGCCATGCCACTCTTTCTTTGTGTGACATGCTTAGTATTTTGCTACAAAAATCACCTTGTTTGCTAGTAGATAGCTTGACATCTGTTTCTAGGTCATAGTTGTTTTCTTTGAAAGGCGCATTTACTATTAACCTAGTCTCCGATGTAAACTCCTCTGTAGTTCTTACTTGAGGTTCTAACCTCCTACCTTTACTACCTCTATCTACTCTTTGTTCTACAAACCATCTATGATCTTTAGTTGCTCTTAGATAATTAAGTCCTGATCCAAAAGAGTATACGTCATCCTCTTCGAAGTAGTGAAGCTCCGTAACCTTTGTCCATTGTTTAGTTTTGGTGTTTTGATCGTAGCCTAATACAATCTCTCCTATAGATAACTGGTCGTAGTATTTCCACCCAGTTTTTGTTAAAATTTGGGTGTCCATAGGAACACAGTATTTTCCACCTCCTTTCTTCCAACGAACTTGCCCTGATAACTGGTTAGTGATACCAGTAAGACCAAGTTTACCGTATTTGAAATTTTTAGGATGATTGCGACATTTAAAACCTACGATCTTTCCTTTATCATTGGTTTCAGGGTAATAACGTGCTACTACCTCTCCTTGTTTATTTACTTTAGTGAGGTGTCCATAAAACTTATTGGCTTCATCAGAAATACCACGATAACCGTGACCTTTCATACCCACTTCTTTCATAAACTTTTTAGCTTCTTCGGTGGTGAGGGGTTCTGCTTTAGGTCTCTTTTGGAATGTTTTCTTTTCTTTTACTGATCCATCTTCTTCTACGCCTAGTTCACTTGCATGGCTAGAACGTGCCACCATTTCCTTAGAGAATACTTGTGAACATGACCAACAGTGTGCGTCATACCATACCTCTCCATCTTCTCCTACATGCTCATATATATCCATAGCATCAGAACTACCACACTGACGTAGTTTAGGGTAATCCTCCGAAAAGTTTTCTATAAGTTCGTCTGCTACACAATAGAACTTCTGTGAGAGTCTATCACCTGAGTCGTAATCTTTTTCCTCTTTCTTGTTCTTACTAAAACTTGCCACTAACTTCTCCTCAATTACATACAAGAAAACCTCTACAACAGAGGCTTACTATTATTATAACAGAATAAACTACTAAAGTAAACCCCCTTGTCTATACTCTCGGAAATCTGTGTAACATCTGTCACCTTCCTCTTCCTTCCAACAAACCTTGTATATAGTCTTCCCTACATAGACAAAATCACTCACTCTACCAGTACGTACAACATCTCCCCCCTTAGCTTTGATCGTACATACTGCATCGTACTGATCTTCCCCCAGACATTGTATAACTTCTACAACCTCCCATCGAGTAGAGTAATATTCTGTACCACAACCTGTTAGTGTAAGCATTAACGCGCTTAATAATAAAACCTTTTTCATATTAACCTCCTCTACTCTTTGTAAGCGGAATCATATCTGATCCAAACACCTTCGCTTTTTTCGATATAACAGGCATCAAGAGTCTTCCATTTAACTTGCCTCTTTGTTACTCCTGAGTAGTTATTGCAAACTCTTTCTCCATTCCAATCTAAGAAAAATAATAGACCTGCGATACTAAATATTAACAAAAATACTGCCATTACTATATCTTTTTTCATATTAACCTCCAACCACTTCATCATAAATACCAAGTTCTTTCCAGTTATCAAACATATCTATCTGATCCCCTCGTAATTGCTCCTGTAACGCTTTCTCAAGAGACTTTAAGTAATTCTGCTCCTCTTGTAACTCTTCCTTCTTTGTAGCGATAGAACGCTTTACAGAGACGATTTTAAACTCTAATTCTTGTTTAGTCATCTTCTTTCTCCTTACGAATCTCTTTGTACAAGAAGTTAATATTATCACGATTACAATGTACTACTGCTGCCACAAAATTAAATGCACAAGCTGCTCCTAGTAAAGCACTGTACATAGTTTCTTCGTAGTTGTAAGCAGCCAATACAAAACATACAATTGCAATATAAAACCCTAAGTAATGGTAAACTCTGTTTGGCAGTTTCATATTAATCCTCCATCATTTCAATCTGATTACGTACATTCGTATTGTACTCTTTAACATACTTCCATGTCAAGCATAAATCAATAACACACATAATAAAATATACGATTACGAATGGTGAAAAAATCATAGTCAGTATAAATACAGCAATATACCCTACTGCATGTTCATATCGGTCTAGGTACAAGTGGTGTGCCCCTATTACTGCAAAGAATCCTCCTAACAAATAGGCAACCAATGTATTTTTCTTACGTGCATCGTATAGTGTTTCTTTTTGGAAGTTATTCATAATTATTCTCCTTTCTTAAAATAAAGTGTTGGTACATCATCTTCTTCATAACGACTATACCCGATAAAATCACCTTCACTTGAGTCAATATAAGGCATCAGCCATTCAAAAAATTCTTCTATTTCACCTTGATAATTCTTTATATCCCCTTTGCCGAGAAGGGAGTACTGTTTAGATATATCGTCATATCTAAGATAACGGGCTGAAGTGTTTGGTGTATAGTAACTACCATTGCCAAAAAGGTAAGCCCATCTTACAGGAAAACCCTCTAACTTGTTTTGTAAGCAGTCAGGGAAGCACATGGCAGATAACACCTCTATAACCTCTTCAGGTGTATCCTTTTTTAAATCTACATTTACATAAATCTCTGTATACACCCCCATAATTATTCTCCTTAAATATTAACCCATGTTGGTACTTGACGATTACCCCACTCTACTGCAATAGGTTTATCTCTGTCAAGCCATTCTTTAAACTTTTCACATAAATATTTCTGGTAAGCTACTGTCTGATCGAATATGCCATACTTCTTGAATTCATCAGGCATTGCCATAGCGAATGTAGATAACGGCTTACTTGGTATATTATTAGGCAACTTTGAGGCTTTGTCAAGTAAAGATTCTGTTTTATGCACTTTACCTGTACGTAGTGTGTATTCCTTACATAAAGCTTCTAGATGTTGGTAAGCCCAAGTGTAATTACTATCACTTCTGCGAATCCAAATACTGCAAGGGTGATTCTTATGTGTAGGTTTGTATCCAATATGCTCTCCATCAAGTTCATGGTGTGCCGTAGATAACATTTGTGCCACTTCAACGATCATCTTACGTAAGTGGACAGAATTATGTTCTTGTGCAGAGATAATAGGGCATTTGTTTGTGACGAATAAGTTCATATAATCCTCTCTGTAACGCTCTCTAAGGAGACTTTGTTTTAAGTAGTACGATTGTATAGGGTAAGCCTATAAGTCTTCTTGTAGAGGCTTACAGGAGCTTTAATGGCTACATTCCCTCTCCTAACATAGAAATTTTTAAAAGGTAGAACCTGCTAACCTCTTTATCGCCATAAGAATCAATAAAATACACATCCGCTGTAATACGTCCAAAGGTATCCTCTTCCACCTTAACTGCTTTCTTGTAATCTCCATTAACTCTTAATTGTTCATCTAGAGTGAAAGGATTTCCTGCCAGTTGTCTTTGTAAGTGATAAAAACTTTTTACATAATAACCTGTGAAACCGTCTACTGTTTTGTTTGTTGATACTAGATACATAATTATTTCTCCTATTTAACTCGTTTAGCCATCCCTACGTCTGGTGTTTCTCAATTTCTGTGGTATACTATAATTGTAGGCTGAACAAAAGTCAACAACAAAATGGAAATAAAATGAAATTATTTAAAATAATAAATAACACCTCAGAAACTGGTACTTTGTTGAAAGATTTTCTTGACAGCGAACACTATGATCAGTTAGAGTTATTCCATCACATATTATTCCTCTCTAAAGTGTATGACTTTGTGATAGACGATAGAGTGGTGATAGTGTGTGATAAAGAGAAGTTGTAAAGAGTAAGTTAAAAAGTATTACTTAAAAGTAAAGATTATACTATTACTTAAAAAACTTCTTGACAAATAACCATCCCCATGTTATACTATAATTAGAGGTATGAGAGAAATGAGAAAGAAAGGTAAGAGCATATTCACTCCTTTGAGAAACGAATTAGCGTCTGCTATTAAACAGCACCTCAAAGATAATGACCTAAAAGTATACGACCTTGCTAGAAAGATGGATGTAAGGGAGACTTATCTGTATCAGTGCCTACAACAAGATAGTAGCACTAGTTTAGAGAAACTTTTAGAGATCATGATTGCTGCTGAAATGAAATATACTATTGACATCAGCAAGATTTAATGTAATAATGTAAGTATACATTCGTATATGTGGGTAATTCCTGTCCGTATACGTCTTATTGTGGTTAGACAGCAAAAGCCACTAGCACTAGGGAAGATAAAGTCCCTGTGGGGTAGTCATCGTATTACCCCAACATACTTTATGAGATTGGGTGCGAATAGCCTGTAGTCGTGTATTAGACTATGAGAAGCAATCTCCGTTCAACCTATGATACTAAGGTTGTTCCTAACAAGGCTCTCATACAAATAGAGAGATGGAAACTAAAAGGGTATTGAACTCAAGAAGATAATATTTATTATCTATTAGGTTTAGTTTTTTAGATGTGACTTTCAACGCCCTATCCCCGTAAAACCTTGGCAAAGGTTTCCTATTTAGTTAGGTTGTGGGATAGGGAAGTCACGTCTAAAGAATTTGAATCTAAGAAGATAATATTAAAAGATATAATCTTATTGCTTTGCAATAAAAGATCTTTTATAAAGAGTATTCTTTTAAAGAGTCCTTTATCACTTAAGTCAAAGTTAAGTGATAGGATTGTACCTTTTAATATTTACTTGTCAGTGAGGTTTGTCATGAAGAAACACAGAAATACTAAAGTATCTTATAAAAATCTTGTTACAGGTAAAGTTAGACGTACTTTATCTAAGAGATTTATAGGTAAACCTTCTGCTTCTACTAAAGAACTGTCTAGAAAATGTAAGCATATCCTTTGGAATAGTTATGATATAAGAGATGTATACAAGTGGGAAAATAATAAGGCTATCTACCACCTATATTATACTTTGTATGTAGGTAATAAAGATATGTCACTTGAAGTCGTACTAAGCAGTAAGTTTTATAACACAGACCAGTGGAGACTTTTAAGAGAGGAAGTGTTTACTGATTATGGATACGCTTGTATGTGTTGTGGGTATGAAAGTAAATCTAACCATATTGACCATATTAAACCTAAATCTAAGTACCCTGAACTCGCTTTAGATATAAATAATTTACAGGTACTTTGTCAGGAATGTAATACCACTAAAGGTAACTGGGACGAATCAGACTACAGGTATGGTGACACAGGAATTGGTTTCACTTTCCCTTGGGACGATAAAATAACTTGGTAAAATAAATTAAAATAATCCCTTGACAACCATCCTACATAACGTATACTGACTATATCAAATCAAAGAGGAGAATGATTGTGAGTAAATTAGATTTAGAAACAGTAATATCTTTTAGAGAAATGGTTCTGAAAGAAATGGCGAAACTTTCTTATGGAGAAAGAGTGGTAGTGAACAACATTCTAGGAGGATATTACGATAACTACGATGATATGCGCCCTATAGCTATGGATGACGTACAAATACTTAATAGTGTAGGCTAAGGAGAAAACAACAATGACAGTAACAGCTAAAGATATTAATGGTGATGAGATTAAAGTGGGTGATACAGTGGAACGTGTTGAAGGTTATAATGGAAATATGGTTGTAGGAGATAAAGGTGTTGTCCTAGATATTGAATCAGGATTCTATTTAACAATAGAGGGTTATAACCTTCAACACGTAGCTCGTAAGTGTAAAAAATTAATACAACCCTTCGCAAAATCAGACCTAAAAACAGGTATGGTTGTGAAACTTCGTAGCGGTGATATTGCTAGAGTGTTACTAAGTACTAATAATGGTGATATTGTAGCAGGAGATACATGGTTTCCTCTTTGCAGTTTATGTGATGATTTAACCCATAGGAACTTCGATAAGGCAGATGTTGTTGAGGTATATCAGCCAGTTTCTAATAAGGATTATGTGTCTCTAAACGATAAAGGTACTCTTGTATGGGAACGAGAAGAAGTCCTTACGAAAGAACAACTCCGTATCAAGGAACTTGAAGAAGGTATTACTAAGATGCAGGAAGAGTTAAATAAGCTCCTGTAAGCCATTTTAAGGAGTTCTTTGTATCAAGGTATACAATGGTATTCTTTTACAGAGAACTCTTGTCACAGAGTCATACAGAGAGGATTAGGAGGGGTTATGATTAACGAAAAAGAGTTAAATGAAGCAGTTGATAGGTTGTGGGAAGGTGATGATGGCGGGTTGTTAGTTAAACAAGATGAAGTTTATGATTATATGGCGGAGCAAAGCTATATTCCAGACGCTTCAGAGTATAGAGAGTTTTTTAACGAAGCAGCTAGGACTCTCCTAATAGAAGCCTACGAACAAGAACAAGTTGACAAATACCTACGTAACCAAGATTACTCACAAACAGGGATGTGATTAAATTATGACACATTATTGGAAAGGCTATCGTAGGGGTTGGTATAAAGGGTTTGTCTTAGGTATTGTAGTTACAGTGATCCTTTACAGCTTGCTTATTGTGTATTGGGTAGGACTTCAAAATATTTTTAAATAAACGCTTGACTGTGGTTTTTAATGTAGTATAGTTAAGGTATACAAACAAACGGGAGAGGGAGAGTGAAAGAGAAGTTTACTAAGTTTGAATTTGAGATTGTGGATGATACTTTTGTTTACGCACTGAACAATAAAGGTGTTAATCAGTTTGATTTTAATATTAATGGAAACGGCGATTACGGTGCAGACTTAGAAGAGTTGAAGGCTAACGCCCACCTAATCGCCGCAGCGCCGAAAATGTATAAGGAGATTGGAAGAGATATTGAGTGGCTAGAAAGATTGGCCAAGAAATACGTAATAGGTAGCTATGAGTTGCAAGGTATTCAGTCACGTATAGAAAACAAGAGAAAACTACTATCTGAAGCAAGGGGTGAGTAATGGTGACATTAAGCGAAGTTAAATCTAAAGCAAAGTCGAAAGGTGTTAAGGCTGACTTTATTTACAACAGAAAGCGGCAAAGGTACGAGGTTTTAATGCCATGTGGACACTTATATAAATCTCTTTATTGCTTCAAGGTCGCGGAGCTATGAAAGCCTACAACCCACAAGACGACCGAATCATAAACTGGCAATACATCGCAAAAGCTTCATTCGTTATTTGCTTTGTACTGCTTGCAGGGTTCACATTTCAAGCATCAGAAACATTGGTCGGATGTATTAGTTTATTAATGGCGTGGTTTGCGCCTAAATTGGGAGAAGAGTTATGAGTGATATTAAAGTTGGTGACACAGTAAAGAGGATTCGTGGCTTTCATATGGGTATGCAGACTGGGGCTACTGCGAAAGTTATGCATTTGGTATCTGGTGGTTTAATTCTGGAGGGTTTTAAAGGCGAGCATGACTACGAAAACTTTGAAGTTGTCACGCAAACAAAAACCGTTGCTGATGCTTATAGGGAGATGGTTACTGGATTTGAAGGCAAATGTCTTTGGTATTCTCCAAATAAAAGACAGTGGACATCATCGCCAGCGCTCATGCCATATGATTCATATAGGGTCTGCACACGCGAACAATTCGAAGCCTACGCAAAAGAGCAAGAGGCTAAGCAAGAGGGCGAGAAGTGGACGCATGTTTATTTGGAGGAAAAGGCTTATATAAAAGTCTCTGAGCCTGATTGTGATGGTTATATCTTAGTAGTAACCGAGGGCGACGGTTATAACTTAGTCAGGATTGACGACCTAAAGCCCATCAAGCCTCGCATAACGAAGGCTGAGGCGTGGGATTATGCAGTTGATTCGGGGTTATACGCTGAAGAGATAGAAAGAAAATACGACATTATCTAACTGGTCGGGTATGTAACACAAGCCCGTCGTGATATTGTCGGGCTTCTTTAACGGGAGATGGATAGTGATAAATAACATAGAAGGTCAGAGTAAATCTGAGTTGATAAAAATAGTAACTGAGCAGCAAGAGCATGACATTCAAAGAGAGGCTTATGTTAAGTTTTTGCAATCTGATTGCGAGCAACTACGCTAACAAGTAGTAAAGGCTAATGAGCGTGTGAAGGCGCTAGAAATATCAAGATCAAAAATGCTTCATGAAGTTGCTAATCAGTACGAGGGAAACGACTCAACGGAATGGTCTATCGGTGCTAATCACGTATTCCGACTTTTTGCGAAATGGATCAGTAAAAGTGAACAACTACGCAAGGAACAAGATGAATAGTATTAAACAATAAGAACACCTCACACAAAGCTCTCAGACTCGTTCTGAGGGCTTTTTTAATATCTACTGATATGATTGTATGCCTTAGAATAAACTCTTCTTAGAAAGCCATACAGAGAGGATTATTATTTTCTAAATTATTTTATAAAAAGTGTTGACACAAGAATAGAACCTGCTAATATTACCACTATGGAAACAGAGGAGATATTGATTATGGTAACTATAGCAGAACAAATTATTTTACACAGTGCGTCAGACGAGCAAGCCTTACAGAAAGCGGAATTACTATGCTCTAATAGTAAAAAAGATACTATCATGGGTTCAGGTTGGTACTACTTTAAGGACGAAAGTTTCATACTCACAAAATGGAATGACTATAAAGAGGAGTACGAAATAGTAGAAGTTATGGATGGGGAGGAATAATTATGAATAAACCAGACCTTAAAAATATGACGAATACTGATTTCAAGGAATTTACGAATGGCAAGTTCTTTTCATGCAAATTTATAAAAAAGGATGGCACTCTTAGAGAATATAAAGGTTGTCGTACTGACGTTAAGAAATACACAAACGGGGGTCATAATAACGTGGAGAGTAACAAACCTCAGATGGTGACTGTATGGCCTAATCGTCAAGATAAGCAGTATCGCACACTAAACTTACAAACAGTTAAATCATTTACGTTTCAAGGAGTCACTTATGAGTATTAAGAAACAAGTATTAGAATTACTGGCGCTATGTATTAATCTTAGCGATGAGAATTTCACAGCTAATATGTCTTACAATGCCAGTACAAAATCTATCTGCCTGTCGGTGTATGATACAGGGTATGGGGACAGTAAGGCATATTCTTTCTTTGAGCCTCAAGCTTCACGTAAAGAGGTTATTGAGATGCTAATTAAAGAACTCCCTAAGATGAAAGAACAAGGACGTTTAAAACTGGTAGATGAAGAAACTGCTAGACAAGAACGTATCAAACAGTTAGAATCAGAATTGGAATCACTTAAAGGAGAATAATTATGTCAGACAAATTTAAAGCATTTAGTAAGATTGAACAGTTTCGTAATATCGTTAAACAGGTAAGAGATTATTGTTCTTATCATAATGTACCACTACCTACCATTGCTTTCGATGGTACAGTAAAGCTTCACGGTACTAACGCAGCAATAGGTCTTAAAGATGGAGAGATGTTCTGTCAGTCACGCTCTCGTATTATTACCCCTGAAGATGACAACTTTGGTTTTGCTAACTTTGTAGAGAGTAATAAGGATTATTTTCTAGACCTGTTGCAGTCTACTTGTCAGTTCTTTGACCAAGAGGAGTGTATTATCTATGGAGAATGGTGTGGTAGTAACATCCAGAAAGGTGTTGCATTAACAGAACTCGGTAAAATGTTTGTTGTGTTTAGAGTAAATGACTTACCTGTTACAGATCTCTATGCTTTAGACCTAAGACCTGATGAGTATAAAGAATTACCTGTTTATGGTGTAACTGAGTTTAAAACATTCGCAAAAGATATTGATTTTTCTGACCCAGAATCATCTGTAAATGAATTGGCTAAATTTACAGAAGAAGTAGAGAAATGTTGCCCTGTTGGTAAGTTCTTCGGAGTAGAGGGAATAGGAGAAGGTATTGTGTGGGAGGGTTATATTGGAGACAAGCGTTTAGTCTTCAAGGTTAAAGGGGAAAAACATTCTGTATCTAAAGTTAAGAAGCTTGCTACTGTTGACCCTGAAGTGGTAGAATCTGTCAATAAGTTTGTAGAATATGCAATTACAGAGAATCGTTTAGAACAAGGACTACAAGAAGTAGGGTTAGATCAAAAAACTATTGGCAGTTTCATCGGTTGGGTGAGTAAGGATGTACACAAAGAAGAATCTGATGTGTTAGAGGCTAATAACTTGACAATGAAACAAGTAGGAAGTAAGATTGCTGATAAAGCGAGAAACTTTTACCTCGGTAAGCTTAATAATTTTAAAGGAGAATAATTATGTCAGAACTTCCTATGTTAATTAAACGTGCTTTAGTTTTCGGTTTACCTATTAGCCCTTACATGCTTAGTGGGGTGTTAAAAGAGTATGAGAAGAAGAAGATACCAGACGAGATTTTGTCTTCCCTTAGAAAAGAATCGATCAAAATGTACATAGACGCATTATATGATTGTAGTAGAGAAGAAGCTAGTTATTGGTCTCGTGGGCATGACATTCTAATCAATACTTTTGATTTTAAGAGAGTAGAGAAGGTAGAGGGTCACAGAACTTTTGTAAGTTTGGAATTTGTAGGAGCAGACGATGAATAAATTATTATTATCACTAAGCCTAGTTGCTTTTCTCTCTGGCTGTGTAGAGAAAGAAGTAATCTATTTGAATGAGAAAGGTGAACAAGTACCTCCTCCTGTAAAGGAGAAAGTGATTAAGGATATCACTAACAAAGTGAACGAAGTGTGTATTAATGGGGTTGTCTATTACCACTATAGTTATTCGGCCAGTGCAAGCGTGCTTTCCCCAAAGATGAAACCCCACAATCATAATATTCCTAGAAGTAAACCTTTAGTGTTTAAGTGCTAAAATATGAATAAACGCAAATTATACTGTACCCTATTTCATGGTTATAAACCTAAGTATATATACTTTGAGTCTATTAAACCTACACCTTTTATAGTTGGTGATGAAAAGATATCTACTGACTACGTTGTAACTTATCGAAAAGAGTGTTCTTGTGGCAGAGTGGAGGGTTATGAAAAGGAAATTTTAATAGGGTATAACAGTATATTTACTTTTGGGCATAAAAGTATTGAAGAAGCAGAACTAGCAGCAAGAAGTAAGTTACTAAAACAAGCCCTGTAAACGTCCCTGAGAAGATTTCTACTATAGCTAGTACCATTGCATTAAGTATATAGAGAAGTCTTCTTAGAGAGGCGTACAGAAGCAAATAGAGGAGAATTTGAATGCAAGAAAAGAAAATTACAATGAACTTGTCTGAGTACGAGGAGTGGTTAGACGGGAAAGAAGAGGCACAAGAGTTGTTTAATAAAACCTCACAACTACTCCAAGATGGGGTAAAAAAGCACTATATAACAGTAAAACCTAGAACCACCTACTATGATAATTACCTCCGTTCTCACACATTTGACTGGAAAGACTATAGATTCCACGTTAAAGACGAGATATTGAGAAATCTTAACCTATTAGAGTCTGAATACTCTTTAGATTTAAATACTTTTAGGTTAGAACTAGAAAATATTCTGTCCCAGTTTGACATAGAAAAATTATCTGTCCAAAACAGAGAAGAATCTGTTGAAAAGAAAGAAAAAGAACTAGATGAAAGGGAAAAGGTATTAGCCAGTAAAGAAAAGAATTTTCAATCACTGACATTTTTACAAAAGATTAGATACTTATTTTAGGATCGACAGTCATTTCATTATGCTCTAGTCCCTGAGACAAAAGTTATTAAGGCTAGAGCATTCTTTCTTTAGAACTCGATAGAAAATTCACTAGCCTAGAACCGTTTACGATTTTCATTGGCTAGAAAAATTTTAGGCTAGATGGAAAGCTGATTAGACAAAAGTACTAGACACGACCCTGATTGACAGAGTTACACTTCACAAAATATTCCTTTCAAAATACTTCCCTTATAAAATCCTATTCATAAAATAAATGACAGCTTGGCAAGCTTATTGCTTAAAATAAATAATTTTAAATATTGGCATGAAGAATGCATGGTGTGGTAAATATCAGGATCAGTCGGTGTTTATCTTCTACGGATTCAGTAGCCATAACCATTCAATACAAGTATTGTATTATAGGCGCTCACACAATGCAAGCGCTTTTGAAAGTTTTTTTTTATTAATAATTTTGATGTAAATATTCTTTATATTGTTTTAAATAAATTTTTGCGCAAAAATGAGCTTTTTCGCTTTCATTTTCTGCCCAGTATACAATAGACTCTGATAAACTCATATTATAGAACTTATCATCGTAATAACTGTTATTTATTGAATGCTCTAAACTATTGTAATGATCTTTCAATAATTTAAAGTTTTCTTTTCTACTATTACTTTCGGGGTCATAAAAATGTGGTAAATTATTCATCTTTTCACCTTTTCCATTAATTGGCGGTATTGCCTCGAACAACTCAAAATATACACTAATATAACGTATTGTAAAGAACAAAAATGAATAAGCTTAGATCTAAATAGAATAATAAAAAGGTTTGACTTTCTTATATAACTTTTGCTAGTCTTTGCTACGTCAACCAACACAACTAAATAAAAGGTTTAAAATTATGGAATATGCCAAGCAGATAGAAACAATAACGGCGGATGTTTTAGATTCTTATTTTCAGAATGAGATTGCACCAATATTAGAGCGTTACAGCTGGGTTATTGTGTGGAATATGGGATCGGTATCTATTTTTAACAGTAGAGGTGTTGATATGGCTTATACATCTACTGTTAAAAAGTTGTATGATAAATTTGAAAATGAGTTTAGATATATAAACACTTTCAATGATTGCGATCCGCTATGGTTTCTTTTCTGTTGTAGTGGTACAAATTGGAATAATAGTCCTTATGGTAAATATGAATTATCTTGTTATGACCCTAAAAAAAAAAGCTATTGACAATTAAACAATAGTTATATACGATTAACACTCAATCAATAAATAAGGTTTTAAACATGGTTATTAATAAAGACGTTGTAAAATATATTCGCGCAATTGAGGCAAGCTTGATCGAGTCTCAATCTATTGACCTAAACAACTGTTATCATACTGCTAAGTTTTTAAACGTTGAACAATGTAAAGATAGTTTGAAGCATTGTGTTTTATCTAAGTATTGTATAAGTGTCTATCTTAAATACATTTTACCAATGTATTTTTATATTGAATATATTAACAACTATCTGACTATTGAAAAGATAGCAAGTGATCAAGGCATACCAGCTTGTAATGCTGAACAATTGATCGCAAAAGGTAAAGAAATTTTAAACACAATTAATTAATAAAAATAGTTGACACTTCAAAATAGTGTCTTTATATTAGGCACTCAATTAAACAAAAGGTGAAAAGGTTATGAAAATTAATACACTTGGTAACAATCAAACTGAAGTTGTTTTAAATTGTGGCACTGTAGTTTTTCATTCTTACAATACGCCAGTAGCGGCTATGCTTTCAAGCGGTCGTTATGTTAAAACATCTACTAAATATAGTAGTACTACCACACGACACATTAACAAGTGGTTATGCAGTATAAATGCGGATGTAGTAGAACAATCTTTTTTAAACAATCTTTTATAAAAACAGTTGACAGCGCTAAAACACTATGTACAATTAGCGTTGTCACTTAAGACAATCAATTAAATTTTTAAAGGTAATTAAAATGTCTACATTAGTTAAAAACCAGAAAAAAGTTTTCACAAAAACAGTTTTAGATAATTCTATTGATGATAATAAAGTTGATATCTTTGTAGAAGTACGCCATGATAATTGTTGCGGTAATGGTCACAATTCTTTTTCTATTACGGGTAGTGTATACAAACATGGTAGAAGGACAGATCGCGCTTGTATTATGGGGGGTTGTATCCATGATGTAATAGAAAAACATTTTCCTGAACTTTCACACTTAATTAAATGGCACTTATGTTCAACTGATGGGCCGATGCATTACATAGCTAATACTTTATACCATGCTAGAACTTGCGACACTAACGGCGCTAAAGTTGGGGATCCTGTTAAATTTGAAAAGCGTTTAAAGTTTGAAGGTGTCCCGATCACTTTTTCAGAAAAGAGAAAAGGTTTTTTTGAATGGATAACAGACCGCGAAAACTTTGATGATATTGAAGTTGTAGAAGTCCCGAAAAAAGATGATTCTCATATATATAGCTCTAATTGGACGCTTTCAAAATTTGTGCCTGAAAACCCGAACACCCGCGATCCTTGGTATGACACACTATTTAGTAATAAACGGGAAGCAACCGAATTTTTAGAATTGTTACAAAATTTTAAACCTGTTATCATTAAAAAACCTATTGCATGGGCTAAAGAAGTAACACCTAATTTAGAGGCTGCGCGTTCTAGCGCAATTTGGGAAAATGCTACGTTAGAACAATTACAAGATCGTAAATTACTCGAAAAACGTTTACCTAAATTATTAAAAGAATTTAGAAAAGACGTTGAGTCTTTAGGTTTTACATATTAATTAAGGAAAAACAAACAATGTATAACTCGAAAAGCTATGATAGAAAAGCAGACGTTGAAAGCAAGCCAAGCAAGCAGGAAAGAAAGCAGATAAAAGAGCAACGCAAGATCCGCAAATCAAAATTTAATAGATACGAGGTGTAAAAAGGTTTTTAACACTAAGCTATTGATAACAATTTATTGATAGCTTAGAATTAAGACTCTTTAAACGTCACAATAAAACAATGGTGAAACTATTATGAAGCTTTTTAACAGTGTGTTACCTCTAAAAAACTTTGTTGAATGTAATACAGACAGTAACATAAAAAACCGTCTAACTGTTCATATTAACAACCTAAAAAATAATCCTAATGTATCGGACTATAAAAAGCGTTTTAGGTGGGATCTTTGGTGGAGTATTCCAGCGATTGAAAGAGAAAAGATTATTTCTGATAGTGTACCCCGTGATCAATGGGTTGGCGGTTATCCAGATATTAATGATAATCATATTGATACACTACTACGAAAAGTTTTTGATATACATTACTTAATTAAAGTAGAAACTGGGTTGATTGTTAATAAAAGTAAACTATTAAAGGTATAACACAATGTTAAAAGCTATCAAAAAACAACTGTTACAAAACGAGATCGACACATTAAACGATAATCTTAAACGTGATCAAAATACTACTGTATTTATTCATGCTTTGAATGATGCAATTCATTATATGAAAAACAATGATCTTGTCGGTAATGCAATGGTCAAACGTGTTGTTTGTCAATTGTGTACACTGTTACCAATTGGACGTTATGAAGTGAATAACTTTACAATAGAAGTCTATGCAAAGAATAATGTTATTTTATCCCGTGTTATAGATGAATAACATACCTATTAGAAGCGCTACAAATTGATTGTAGCGCTTTTCTAGCTTTCTTAATACGATTGTATACCTTAAAAATTGAACGCCTTAGAATGCTTTATACAGCGTTAAAATTATTTCAATTATTTTCTATAAAATACTTGCACAATGAAAAATAATCACTATACTTAGAAACAAGTCGAGGCAATACAGCAACGGCACAACCTAAAATAGGAATCATTATCATGTTATTAGAGCAAGCTCTTACTATTGAAACTTTAGCGGATTTTCACAATCTAGGTGCTGTTAATATCAATTCTACTGAAGATGGTGCATATAGAGTAGAAGATCTGCAAAGCTTAAGTAAAACAGGAGTACTACATAAATTCCAAAATAACGGGAAATCATTTTCACAGTGTTACTCTTTTATACGTTGTCACACATTTAAAGACTAATAAACACACTACTAAAAAGGCACTTTAAACAGTGCCTTTTTTATTGCCTTGCAATAACATGGTCTATTTATTGCATACACTCTTACACTGAATACACCTAGCAAAAAAGCTTGCCACTTATTACAACGTAATGAAGTACACTTTTGTTAACTACGTTAACGAGGGGCTTTATAAGAGGTTTTATTTCTTATTGGTGGGATTCATACCCCTATCTTGTGATCTCTTTTTATAGGGCTTTATATGCTCGCATATAAGGGGTTCTTTATTACTTTAGTAATAGGATTGAATCTTATTAACTACGTTAATGGAGTACACCTTTATAGTGTTATACCTTGCTAACCCTTGTGATACTTAATAAGGTTTTGTGTTAATTTATTAACCAATCCACATCCCACTCTTTTTACCTTGTAAAACGTTCCCTACCGTCTTCTATGAAGACAAAGTACACCTTTCTAACCCTATCCTACCAGTAATTTATACTTACTCTTACAGCCTTATACAGGGACTTCTATAACGTAGTTATAAAGGTGTAATTTTCTTTATATATTCTTTTAAGAAATTATTGTCACATGAAAACGACAAAAAACGACAAAATGGGATAAGTCTTGCTATAGCACATAGTGTGCCAAGTTTATTTTAGTATAATAACCTAACAAAAAGGTATATACCTATAATAGCGCTTATACGCCATTCTAAGCGTATAAAGGTTTAAGCTAATAAAGTGTATTACTACTAGTAAGAAGTACCCACACAAGGCTATACAGAAAGAATTCGACACTTATACACAAGCTTTTACACAAGGGACAGCTTTAAAGGGAATACTTGTGGATAATACTTGGCATAGAATGTGCTACATAGCAATAAGTGTTCCAATGTGTACTAGTTGCCAGTCATTTTCAGTAATGAATACTTATTCACTAATATTGCATATTCATTCAAGGATTACTAATAGCATACTTATGCAGGTTTAACGCATAAACATTCAATCTTATAAGTATTCAGCTATACGCAAGAGTATTCACTTTTGAAGCATAAGTATTCATATGCATTTTAGTTAGGTAGATAGAACATATTGATATTTGACATTTACGCAGAGAAATGGTATTCGGTGAGGGCCTCCCTTCAACACCCAAACACATGAACTTATAAATAAGCCCACACATGAACCAAGGATATTTCTCATAGAGAATATTTTAGAGGAGGGTGATATTTCTGAAAGTGAAATTTTAGGGGAATGTATTTTTAGGAAAAGGGAAATTACAGGGAAATAGGGGTATCGAAGTAAACTGTAGTTTAGGGTATACAAAAGTATTAAAAAATACTCTATAACACCACTGTCAGAGGTTCTTATCAATTCTTGATAAATGTTAATACTATCAAATATTTACATGATATTTTTAAGAATAGGTAAAATAGTAAGTTATTGATTTATAAGGGTGTTAGTATTTTGCATATTAATGAGGGTTTTTGAGAGGTTTTACTGAGATATTGTAATAGTGGGGATTGTAGGAGGGATATATGGCTGTATACGGCTCTGTATAAGCCGTAGAGAGGATATCTTTAGATATTTACCCTGTTGTACTAGTAAGTAGCAAAAAGCTCCCTAAATTGCTTAGAGAGCGTCTGGCGAGAGGAGAGGGTTTCTTATAATATCTTCTTACTAGCTTCATTAAACATATGTTCATTACAGTATACGTTATTGTCGTTAAAAATAACCTCACCGTCTGGTATTAGTTTTTGGTACTCTATTACCTCTTTGTACTTATTAAAAGGATTGAAGAAAAATAGTTCATCTTTACTAATAGATAATCTCTCCTTCCATGTACGTAGTACTTTTTTCTTAATAGGTACGTCTTTTACACAGTGTATCTTAAAGTTGCCTACTGTGATCGGAGTTTCCATCACACTACCTCCTCTGCATATTCAGGATACCAATGTGTTATTCTCTCACACTGACCCTCATTGATTAGATAGTTGCCAAGGAATGCTTTTGCGTCCCTTAACTTATCAAAATATACTACCTCCTCCCAGTCATCAAAAACATTCCCTCCAAGTTCTGTAAACTCTACCCATTTATTCTTACGAGAAAATAATCCCTTCTTCTTCTTCTCTACCATAGGGTAGAATCTGACCTCCTTTCCTACTGTTCTTTCTTCAATCTTTGTTCTAATCACTATCTACCTCCTCTAATCAATATCCACAAAATCACTATCTTCGTAGAAAGTGTCACCTGCTATACTTAGCTGCACCTTAATTTCTAGATGATTCCCTTTGTCCCATATCTTAGGTTCTACATATGTGTATATTGTTACCGCCAATTCTTCTTTAATTAGTTTTATGGTTTCTTCTCTATCCATTCTACTCCTCCCATCTCTCTTTCATATTGTGCAAAAAGGAGTGAATCAAATAACTCCCACTCATTCTCTAAAAGATTCTTATTAAATAAATCCATACAATACACTTTAACATCCTCATAAGATAAATCCCTTGACCACATATCTACTAGGAAGTCATACAACGCTGGTTCTGGCTTTAGCCAATTAATGTATTCCATGGTTAATACTCTCTTACTTTACAATTATGAGATAAAAACATATAACTAAAGGAGAAATCAAATGCTTCGTATTCGCCCCCTATAAAAATAAGTTCTTCTCCTTTGATAGAGAATGAGCCTGTCTCTAATAATTTACCTTCCACTTCAACGGGGAAGTCTACTTCCTCTAAACCTACATAACCGCCAGCGTTTAATAATGTCACTTTCATGATTTCTTCTCCTTTAGAATTTCCTTAGTTATACAACACACCATATCTAAAGCTACATCCTCTGTAGGGATAGCGTACATTATATAACCTCTAATGCCTGAAAATCTAACTCCGTATTCTTTCTCTTTATGTTCCACTTCTACCCAAGATTCCTTCTCATTACTACGCCACTTTGTGTTAGGGAATATTTTACGTATGTGTTCTACTACTTCATCTTTGTATAGTACTTGATCTAGCACTCTTGTCATCCTTCACCCCTCCAATATGTATCACTTAAACAAGTTTCTTTATCTAAGCACATATTACTATCTTCTGTAAGTTCTTGCAGTAGTGATTTACTATTTTTTATCTGACTAAGGACATACTCAATAGATTCCTCTTTATCACGTATCTCTCTTTGCAGTACACGCTTCATTTTATCTAAGTTCTTCTTAGCACCTTTACGTATATAGAAGTTACTATCAGATCTGTTATTCGCGTGCCGTAAATCTACACAATCTTCGTCTAAGTAGTATGCCCTTTGTCTAGGGTCTGCTTCTTCCAACTCATTTATATTACCTACATACACTAGGTCAATCTTTTCTGTACATTGTTCTTTAGTGAAGAACTTATTATTACTGCCATAACCCCAATATGTGTCTACAAGGTAGTCTTCATCCACAATACCTATACGACTACAACACCAATACAGTGTACCCGACTGTATCTCTAGCCCTCGTTTATCATATTCATCGTCGTTCCAAGACCATCTGTATATGTCACCGTTTTTCCAAGATTTACTCATAAATTTCACTCCTGTTAAGTCTACACAAATTCTACATTAAAGTGTAAAAACTGTGTACTTATTTTCTCTTTGCTATCGTACTACAGATTGTTCCTATGATACCTTCTAACCATACCCTAAGTAAGATGAATAGTATAACCGTTAATACTGGGTGTTCACCCATAAACCCTAATAATGTCATAACAAATCTCCTACGTCAATACCTTTCAACTTATAAATCTCATTACGTAGTTCCTCGATAGTGGATTCATTGCGTTTAATCTCTCGTTCAAGACGTTCTACGTGTTTCTTCATTTCAGGAGTAGCCTCTACTTCAAACATCTTCTTTTTAAACACTTGTAGTGGAGTACTTCCATCCCAAGAACATGACTCCCATCCATGCATGTACTCATTAGATGTATACCCTTCAAACACTTGTTCCATTACGTGTTCAATGATCTCGTCTTGACAAGATAAACTCTCTAAGAAGTACAATCTTTCCTCTGGTGCTAGTGCGTAGATAAGTTCATCTAAGTCAGTAAATTTTAGTGTTACGTTTATATCTTGTAATTTCACTTCTCTTACTCCTTGCGTAATTTCACCAAGCTCCACAATCTGAATGTATTACCATGAATGAATCTAATACGCGCTCTTGGTGCGACTTCAATTCAAAAGTGCTAACACTCTCGTGAGGGCTTCCACTCATAACTTGGTAGTTAACACCATCCTCAACATACATCATGGCTTCTAGAAACTCCTTGCGTAAAATAGCAATTTGCTTATTTATATTTGCAATACTACGTCCGATCGATTTCACGGCCTTTTTGCTTTCAGGATTCATCCTCTTGCTCCTTGCGTAGTTGTTCACACACTGATTCTGTGAACTTAGATACAGAGTTAAAGCCTAATTTCTGAACTTGCTCACCGTAGAATTTAGCACCCTCAATCTTCTGCTCTATGGCGAATTTGTTTAGAAATGGTTTACGCCCCTGCATTACGCCTTTGCATAGAGAAACTGGTTTTTCACTCAAACCATTAGCGATAGACTCAATAATTGAAAGGTCTTCTTGACTCTCTCGCTCCAACTCCTTAACACGCAGTTTTAACGGCTGCAATTGCTCAGACTCATAGCGCTGCAAAATCTTTTCTAGTCGCTTCTCACGCTCATTAGCCTTTGCTAGTTGTCCCTCTAAATGGCTGGCATAATCACTCATTAACTCAAGCAAATCATCTTTATTTAAAGCATGTGACATTGTAGGTCTAATCATTTTATTCTCCCCAAGAAAGCTGTAATACTCGCTGTGTATGTGTACTCGTCTATAGTAATTTGGGGTTCTTTATAAATAATATCCTCTAAAGAAGCCCCTTCTGACAATAACCTTAATAATTCTTTATCTAGGCCAGAGTACATCTTACTAAATGCCTTGTCAATCTTTTCTTTAGTTTGTTCCCAAACAGTGTCTTGGTAATCACAGTCTCTGAGGGATTGTAGTGATTGTAAGTCTATTCTATTCATTTAGATACTCCCAAGATTCAGGGGATTCTATATTATCCCATCCGTAACCATTCCACTCTTGCCAACGTCCTTTTATACCTGCTTTGTGTTGCATACTTTGAGGTTTGTAGTATTTGTACCTAGCAATCTTCTTAATTAAAACAGGTTTACAATCTTCTGGTAGTTCTTCCACCTTATTCCTCCTTTTCCCACCTTTGAACAGTCCTAACATTCACACCAAGCCTACTTGCGATATCTTTCTTTGTCAACCCTGTTTTTAATAAAAGTTTACACTGTTCTTTCTTAGGAAGTTCCTCTATCCCAGTGAGTTCTTCTAAGCGTTTAATCTTAACATCCTGTATTACATCATCAGCTTTCCTCTCAACCGACTCCTTCTTCAGAGCCACTACCTCGTCCTCTAAGACTTCTATCCTGTCTAGGGTGTTAACATCCTTAAGTAATGCCCTAAGCTGCTGGTGCAAGCTGTGAGCCTTTCTAAGAAGGGCTTTATCAAGAATATCTTCCTTAGTCATCTTCTTTTGCTTGGATACTAACTCTTTATGCTCGTCTTGTGTAAGTCCTATTGCTGCTCTATTGTCAGGATTATCATAATGGTTGATAGTGTCTTTAGCATAGTAGAAAGGACGAGACTTCATCTCATGTATGTCCTCTAAATCTGTATTGTATAAATGTGACAAAACCTCGTATACATCCTCAAGGTCAGTTACAGACATTAACACTTGTCCGTAGGCTGTCTTAGACATATCCGAGGTTACATACTTCTTAGGTTTATATTCAGGAGAGTTCTTATCATTAGCAGTGAATAATTGCTTACGTTTATTCTCCATTACAGCATTTTGTTTTCTATCACGAATACCATATTTGATAGCGAGTTCATATGCTAGTTCCTCTGTCCTTAAGTCCCTAGCATTCTTATTGTTAATAGATTTAGTTTGCTCATTAGCCTCCATGTAGCAATCTAGCATAGTTTTGTCAGTCATAATATCTCCACTTCCACATTAAGCCTACTTAAAACATCTTTCAATTCTTGTAGTGTTAGATGTTCGTAAGGATTTCCTCCTACGACATATTCTACATCAGATTCCATCATAAGAACACTACTTAACATATCATGTTCAGACGTAGCACTTGCAGAGTGGTAGTGTACAATAGATTCTACTTCATCTGGACAATCTATTAAATTATAACACTCAAAAGTTAACCCACTACAACAAGGGCAATCCTCTGAACCATCTACCCAAGAGTCATCTTTGAATGTGTATTTTCTTTTAGAGTCCATACACATCATCCATCTCTTTATAAGTTTCATAATCCCAATGGTTCACCCACTCTGTACATTCCTCTGCCAACACTTGTAGATCAGGGTGTAACTTAATGTGAGGTTCTCTTCCTAACCATAGAATATACTCTGGGTCAACGTTACACACTTCCTCACAGGTCTTGCCGATGTGTTTACCCCAATGCAACATTGAGAATTTATTTAAGTTAGTTTTCAATTTACGTGCTTGTTTCTTAAATGCCATGTTCATTCTCCTTTAGTTGTTTCTCAGAATAAATATACATTAGTGGGAAGTGTACGTCAAGGGTTATTTGTCAGTAAATGTTATATGGGCTATTTGTTCTTTGTAATTTTCAATACTTAAGGAGAGTATATCTACTTTTTCTGCCATTTCAGGGTCTCCCCTAAGCACCTTCATAATACTTTCTTCTAAGTCTTCTTTAAAATCATTAACTATTCTTAAGAAACCTTTTGCATTGTTTATATCTCTACGCCAGCCGCATTCCCTTACATACGTAGAGTAACCTTTTAAACATTTTACCGCCTCTTGTTTGTTAGAGGTCACTCTTAATATGTTAGCTTGAGTTTCATCCCACACAGTGTAAAGAGTTATTGTATCTCCTCCTACATGTCTTATTTCTTTTGTGATGAATTTATCCATCCAGTCTTCATAACCTTCTACATTTTTAAGCATTTCTTAAACTCCTATAAAATTCTTTAACCCTTTTATCTAGAATAACATCCTCATAAGAAGGAGGTGTCACAAAATATATATTCTTTAAATCTCTACATCTGGATAAAGCCACATATAATTGCCCCGAGGAGAAGCAGCCTCTACCAATATCAATTGCAATCTCGTCTAGTGTCTGTCCCTGTGCTGAGTGAATGGACGTAGCGTATGCAAGTTCTAAAGGTATCTGGCTAAAGGTACTGATCACCTCTTTTTCTAGCACTCCCCATTTAGACTTATACTCATACTTCTCCCATAGAAAAGGCTTAACCAAAACTTCCTGTCCGTTGGTCTTCCTCACCTTGACTACTACATTATCTACATAACTTACAATACCCTTCTCTCCATTTACGTACTCTCCATCAGGGTCATTTGCTTTGAACATCACCCTAGCACCTTCACGTAGACTTACTGTGTGCGGCACAGCCGAATCCGACCACTTATCGTCGTTCATCTCTATACGCGCTTTAAACTCAAATATAGGTGTCTCTAATTTTTTAAAGTATTTGTAATTATATTTTCTTACGTCAGCCTTGTAACAACACAGTACAGTTACATCAGGGCTAGGTACAAAAGGTTTAGACTCTTTTATGATCGTATCTAACGCATGTTTGTAGTATTTGTCCTTATTACGGATACTACTTAACATTTTTGATTGTCTTTTATTCTCTTGTCTAAACACTTTTGTAAACTCCACCAACTCGAAGTTAAAACACGGACTGTCAAAGTTGAAAGGGGATTTATACTGGTCGTAGTATACTTGTTCCTCTCTTCCTGTTATAATCGGGTCAAGCTGTGCGTAGTCACCTACAATTACCATTTGTAGTCCACCGAAAGGTTTGTTGTTACCCCTTACCATCTGTAATTTAGAATTAATCAGTTCAAACATATCTAAACGTAACATACTTACTTCATCTATGATAATTCTTTTAACAGGTGACATTACGTTAAATAAATCTTGCATCTTACGAGAAGCCTTCATAAAGTCCTCTGCCGTAGGTACACCTAATGGTAATCCAAAAGTTCTGTGACAGGTAGCACCTTTTATATTTAAAGCCGCCAGACCTGTAGGTGCAACAAGAATTGTGTTAGGGTCTAATATCTGATTAATAACGTAGCTCTTACCTGTACCTGCCTCCGCTGTTATCAGTACATTCTTGCCTTCCATAATAAGCTTTAATGCTTTATTCTGTTCATCTGTATTAGTCGTTAACACACTCCCTCCTTATCTACTTCTTAAAAAATTTTCTGTAATACTTCTTGCAGTAATTATCCCATACGTGAGGCCACAATGCAATAAAAGCTACAGTATTTCCCACAAGAGCAAATAATGCAATCATACCTACCACTAAATACACACTGTCTTCTACTGTCATAACTCATCCTCAAAGTTCATTATAAATTCATCAATCTCATCAAAAATATGTTGTTCTTTAGCATCAAGATTATCATAATCCATGTGTTGCATCAAGCGTTCTCTTAGTTTATTTAAGATTACCCTAGCTTGGTTTTTATTCATAACGTTTTCTCTCTAGGTCTGTTATTTTTCTAATATTGTCTGAAATCCAGTCTTGTGCGTAAGAACTTTCGTTACGCAATAACTCATAAATAACATCCACCGACCAATCTTTAAACACACTGTAATGTTTCTTTAAAGCATTAGCATGTTGTATCCTCCCCATATGTTGCTTATTTTCTGGCAGAAACTGTACGGTAATTTCATGCCCCACTATTTCCATCTCTCGCTCTAAATCTTCGTCTTTCAATAGAAGTTTTATTAAATTTACAGGATTTTGTTTGAACTTACTCTCATAAAATTCTTGGGCAAGGATACCTAACCAATTGTCTAATTCTTTACGAATTTTGATCTTATACACAGTATTACGTGCTGTGACAGTCTCTGGCAGGTCTTCAGTAATTTCTAAGATAGGGCAAAAGATAAGCACAGGTATCCATACTAAAGCTGATCCTAAGATGAAGTAAAGTATATAGTTTAACATAGTAGTTCTCCTTAAAGAAAAAGAGGGCATTTGCCCTCATACGCTTATTCGTAGAAAGTGACAGTCTTCTCTACAGGCTTCACCTCGTAGATACCCTCCATGTGAAGGTTTTCGTACCCCACATAACTGTAGTAATTATAATCTACGCGATAGAACTTATCCTTCCATTGAAATACAGCGTAGCAATCCTCTGCACCACCTTCGCCTCCTCCTTCTTGAGTTATATGTTTAGCCTCTTTTGGTAGACCTCCCCACCCATCTACTAAATGTTCTGAGAATAGTTCATATAAATCCATATCTTCTGAAAAATATTCTAGACCTTCTGCTGTACCAGCCTCTACGATTTCTTGTAACAAAGCTTCTGCTTTATCTTCGCCTAAAAACTTACTCATATACTTCTCCTCTAAATTTAACAGTTTTATCACTTTATCAAAATCCTCTTTATGAGGTTTTACAAAATGCTCTAAGTTTAAGACAATAAAATCAGTAGCCCATCCCTTAGTCAAATTTGTAATCGTTTTCTGTAATGCAAGTGCATAAGCTTTCATCCAAGTCATACCTCTATCAAACCAGTGTTGTTTTAAATACCAACGTTCTAGTGCAGTAGTGGTAATTTCTTCTCTGAACATATTTACTTGTTCTACAAAATCTAGTCTATCAAACTTACTCTTATCAATCAACACCTGTTTACCATCTTTTAAACATTTTGTATACGTAGGTGGTTCTGGATGTGTAATTAACTCATGTAGTAAGTCATGATCATATTCATATTCTACGAAGTCATTAAAAAACATTTCTTTAGACTTGTCAAGATTTAAAAATGATTTATCTCCCAAATCTTCTTTCCACCAATCCATTAAAGCTTTGTACAAGTCAGGTATAAGTTTACACCCTTTCTGTTTTAAAATCAGAATATCTTTCTTATGTTTTTGCCAAAAAGGATTACTCCAACCTAAATGAGAACATTTAATAGTGTAAACCATATCTGGTGTTGCGTAAATGGAGTTACTAGTGTAATTAAATAAAAGATTGTAGATTGATTGATTCACAGGTACAACATCAAAACCTTTTTCTTTATACTGTTCGACAGATTCTACAGGACACATAATGTCTACATCCTTAGATTTTCTGATAACAATTCCATGTTTAGCTAGTGCAGTTGTACCTATAATTATCATAACCTCTCCTTAATTAATCACCCTCTCTTGGGTGTTCTCATTTATATTCTCTGCATTGTTCCAATAAACAACACCCTTACGATCTTGATACACTTCAAAAGATTGTACATTGAATACATCACCATTAACAATTATATGGAACTGAACAACAGTGTCAAGCCTTTTTGAATGTATCTCTCTAAGTTGTACTTCACAGTGTACTCCATACTTATTTTGTATCTCACTTGTAAGTACATTCTTCATAGAGATTAAGTTAGTTTGTAGTTGTTGGTTCATAAGGTACTTTCACTTCTCCTATATCTTTAAAGTTCTGGTAAAAACTCTCTACGTCATCTCCAAAATAAGTTACTACGCTCCCTTTAGTTACACCCTTCTTGACAGTTCCATCTGGTAAAAGATAGTTAGTACGTCCATACAAATAACATTGTGGGTATTTAAGAGATAATCTGAACCAACCCTCACTTGTACTGGCATAAGTAATTACACAGGCTTGAGTGATGTGGTATTTATCGTATTCACTTACCACCTTTTTAAATATTTTTGGGTTATTCTCCCTACTAAAAGGGTGGTTTACCCAACACGTACCAAACCATTGTTGAGAGAATCCATCATCTTCTTTAGTGAATATCTTATCAGCACGTACCGTCTTATTGGCAACTTTACTACTGAAAGGGTCTAGATTAATACCTCCCATAGTACGCCTTGCTCTCTCGATAATATCTTCTGGTGTATAGTATTCAAAGTTACCGCTGTCTGCGTTGATCAATTGAGAGTTATTCTTTGCCATCTTGTTCATTCTCCCAAATCTCAATCATCTTCTGCCGAATACCCATACCTCGTGTAAGAGCATTAGCATAGTAGTAGTTAAAGTTTTCTACTTGTTCTGCTTGGCCCTCACTACTATAAACATACCCTCGTGTACCACAGATATTGATATTATTTTCTGCCATATGTTTTAATACAGCGATCAATCCTTTACGACAAGTCTTAGCTTGAATCTGATCATAATATACCTTTGTAACTTCATCTGACACAGGGTTAAGTTCCCAAGAAGATTCTAACATACGGTAGTTATCTTCATCAGGTGTCCCTCCCCATACAAGAGGGGTGTCATTACAAGTTGTATCTGAAGGTCTATGTTCTTTAAACATTATTCAATCTCCTCAATTTTCTCTAGTTTAATTACATGACAAGGAAAGTCATCTTCTAAGTCTAACGGAAAGAATCTAATATCGCAAGTATCTTCTTCAAAATGTTTTTCTTGTTTTAGTCTTGACTCTAGCCAGTCTACTTCTTCTTGTGAGTTCCAGTCTACCCAATTATCATTTACTTCAATAAGTATTTCCAGTTTGTAGTGTTGTGTCATCCTTGCTGCTCCTCTATTAATTGTTCAAAGGTAATAGGTTTGTAATCTGTATGCTCTACACAGGCATTAAAGTAACTTGGGTTTGTAACTAGAGAACTGCTAATAGAGGTATGATACCCCATAGGGTCTTTCATTTTAACTTTCTTATTATGCAAGTGTCCGTGGATATTTCCTAACCTACCCCTCATTTCTTGAGGATGAATAGGGCAATGGCTTATCCAATAGTTACGTTTACTTGTGAGAGCCACTACGTCATCATATACGTCCACTAAGTGTTTCATCTTAATGCCACGCTCTGTGTCATGGTTTCCACATACTAAAAGTTTATGACGACAATTAATTTGCTTAATTTTTTCTAACCATTCAAATGTAAATGCAATATCACCCAACAAGTACAATGTATCATTCTTGTGTACGTTAGTGGCTAGGTTTTCGTATAAAGTGTTGTCATGCTCTTCAGGTGAACTGAATTGTATTCGATATTTACAAATGTTTTTATGTCCAAGGTGTAAATCTGATGAAAATAGTAACCTGCTCATTTGTTTAATTCCTTTATCAAGGCATCTGCCATATTAACTGCATCTATTGCTGTGTATTCTATATCACATAAATCATAAGCCCTTGCGGATATTAACCCTTGCATAGCCATTGCTGCAAAGTATTCTCTTTTGGTAATTCCTTCCTCTTTGTGTACATCAAGTGTTACGGGGTATACTGTGTCATTTTTGTACGTCATAATTTTCCTCCTCCTATAAAAATACGCATCAAATAAAATAGTATATACACTAAGTTACTTGATGCGTTGTTCTTTGTCAACCTAATTTTTATTTTATTTTACCTTTCTCTTTTTCATATTTCTCAAAAGCCATCCCCCAAGCTTTAGCCTCTTCTGAGCGAACACAATACTTCCAATCGTCAAAATCTATACGAGCTACAGGGACGTTGTAGTCTTCACTAACCTCTAATAGTAGTTGTAATCCGCTATTTTGCTTTAAATCTTGTTGGTTTACGTCCCCTGTAATAACAATAGTAGAATTCATCCCTTGCCTGCCCACTAAACTTTTAGCAACTGTTGGTTCTAGATCTTCACTCTCGTCTACCAATATAAATGTGTCATCCCATGACCTACCTTTTACTTGTTCTAAAACTAATAACTCTATTCTACCGTTCTCCAGCATAGCTTCGTAGTGACCTACCCCCATACGTTGCTTTAAGTTATCTATAATAGGTAAGCACCAATTGTACATTTTTTCGTCAAATGACCCCTTCCCAAAGCCCACAGACTTACCTTTACCCTCTGTAGGTCGTGCTATGACAATCTTTTCAATCTTTTTTGATACAAGAAGGTCTGCGGCAATAATTGAAGGGATGTAAGTTTTGGAACTACCCCACACTCCTGTACAAATAACAATAGAGTTATTCTTAATAGCCTCAATATACTCAGCTTGTTTTTCATTTAAAGGTTGTAAAGGTTTTTTATTATTGTTTGCTGTCATGTTACTCTTAACTTTTTTGGTAATGTTTCTTGGTTGCTTATCTACTTTCTTATTCCGATTACACTTCCTTTCAACTGTCATACTGGCCTCCCGTGGTTTGCAGAATAACCTGCACCGTTATTATTTAACAGTTTAAGGGCATTTTCCCTGAACTCAATAGCTAAGATAAAGGCTTTCTCTTTCCCATATTTTTTAATAGAAAAACTTTTAGACCGTTCTTTACCCTCTAAATCAACCCAGTACGCCCTATAATATATCAATTCTTGTGTTTTAAATATTTCAGCTACCCCCGTGACACCTGTTTTGTTATTACTTTGCATCCTTCTGTTTCTTGCCTGCTCTTCATAAGTTGCCCACCTACAATTTTCAGGGGTGTAGTCCCCGTTAACATCTACCCTTTCTAAAGTATAGGACTTGTCTGGTTTCTCCCCCATGTCTTCTAGAAAAGCAATGAAAGAATCCTCCCACTCCTTACAAACTCTTATACCCCTACCACCGTAATTGTTATAATTGATAGCTTTTGTATTATTACACCTAGACCTCATATTGTCCCAACTAGAGTATGTCGGTGTTCCTGTAAGGTTATGTGTCTTTTTAATCTCCCTCTTCAAGCAACCACAAGTTTTAGTGTGCCCGTTTTTTAAATCTGACCCCCTTATAGCTTTAATTTTACCGCAGTCGCATTTACATAACCAAAAACTATTACCTGACCCATTTGCATGTGAGTAATTGATCACTTCTAATTTATTAAATTTTAAACCTTTCAAATCTTCCCTAGCCATTTAAAATCCCTCTCCCCCCCTCTATGCCTAGTAAATAATCGACAAGCTCTTTTTTCGTCTTTTTGAGAAGTTCTTTTTTAGAAATAGACTGCCCAGTACTTTGTTCCTGCATCTCCTCATTCATAGCTTCTAGTCTGTATTCAAGACGTTCTACAATTTCATCAAAACACAAGTATAAGTCTTTACCTTCAAGTATATCATCAATTTCTTTTTCAGAAAGAAAATGTCTATAGTAAGCATGGTATATACTTTTCACATGCTTCTCGCTATGTTTGATAGAAGCTGTCCTTTCAGAGTGTTTCCCAAAGTCCCCTCCAGAAGGTGCATGTATCATTAAGTCTGAAAACTCGTGTACAACAGGAATGTCTCCTGCTAAGAATATCATACTTCCAGCAGAATAAGCATGACCACTGATATAAGTGAAAGTTTGCGCTTGCGTCTGACCCATTGCAGCGATAACAGCGATAGTTGTGTCCATTCTCCCACCATAAGTGTTTATGTGAATATGTACTTCATCTTGAGGGGCGGCATGGTTAAGTAATTGTACTAGGTCTCTGTACACAGCAGGTTCTACTACATCATCATCTAGGTATACATCGTGTCGGTAAGTGGTGGGCAGACTTTTAATAAAGTCATGGTCTTGTTTTAATACATAACTACTCATTAATAATTCCTTCTTCAATTAATAATTGTTCATTATCTCTAGGAGATAACACTTCAAACCCAGATAAACTTGCTAAGATTCCTCCTTTCCCTTCAGTGTGGTTTTCCATGTAATAAGCTACATCATGGTTTGAGTAGCCGTAGTCTTGTAGTAGTTCTCTCATTTTATATTATTCTCCTTCTCGAATACATATGAGAATATATCTTGCACGTCATACTCAGTTATGTATATACCTTGGTCTGAAAAATATTCCATTACCTTAGGTAATTTAAAACCTTTCTTCCAACAGGTCATCATACAATTGTAGTAGTCTTCACTGTAATCCATTTTAAGCCTCCTTACAAGTATTTTCTATCCGCTCTTTTGCTATCTCGAAGTAATTTTCGTCTAACTCGATGCCAATAAAACTGCGGTTTAAATTCTTTGCTGCTACACCTGTCGTGCCTGAGCCGCAAGTAAAGTCTAAAACCGTTTCACCCTCGTCGGTGTAAGTTTTGATTAGGTATTCCATTAGTGCTACTGGTTTTTGGGTCGGGTGCATAAATTTAGTGGATTTATTTTTTTGTTTGTCACTTGAAAACACCTTAACACTACGAGGGAACCTATCTGTCTCTCCTCCACCTGACATGTCTTTACTACACTTACCATAAACTTCTGTTTTATTCTGCACCTCGGCTCTCTTGGTGTAAGAATTGATAGGCTTATGCCCTGTGGTTTTCTGTGGGTTGTAAGTAGGTTGTTTGTCATAGAACACACAAATGTCCTCGTGAGCTACTAAAGGTCTTTTCTTAGCATTGAAAAAGCCAGTCGCTTGTGTCTTCTCCCAAACCCAACAATACTTAAACATATTTATGTTACTAGCAATAAGCGTAGTGGTGAAAGGCTGGCTGGCAGTCATTACAATAGTGCCATTAGGTTTAATAATTCGCTTCAACTGTTTCCACATTGGCTCTAGTGGGATAATTGAATCCCATTTGCAAGCAGTTGTGCCGTAGGGCGGGTCGGTTAGAATCATGTCAACACTGCCATCTGGTATTTCTTTCATTCTCTCTAGACAATCACCTTGCATTAAGTTAATCATTTTAATCCTCCTTAACTTCTTCAATAGGAAAATACATATTATCAATACATTCCTGCAATGTCACTATTTTTATTTGGTCTTTGTACCTATCCAGTATCCCATGTAGTGTACCCCTACCAGAAGCCCCTGTAATGCCCTCAGAGGCGATATTACAAGTATATGTACTACCACTACTCCCTATGAAAGAAATCCTCTCAGGGTTGATTACAGCGCGTTCTATGCCACTATTCATACACCAACTATCACCATACAAGTAAGAACTAGCCCATGTGCCAAATACTTTGTAGAAAGGTTGTTCTCCATCAAGGTTTATTTCTAATAAGGTGAACTTGTCTGGATTGTATTCACTCATTCATATTCTCCTACACTAATGTTATTCTTCTCACGATACTTCTGCTCCTCACAGAAAGCTACATGAATGTATGGCGGGTAATCATTGACAGTCCAAATGATTAACTCTTGTAAGTGGTCATCAGCTATGTCACACAAGGCGATACGTTGAGGGGTATCTAAGTAATCTCCATTCTTGTCAAAAGACCTTCGCCATGTAAATTCTTGTCGGTAAACTTTAAAGTTTTTACTCATCTTATCAGCTTCTGACAGATTTAACTCTAGCATGGCATGGAACTCTCTGTCAAGGTTTGATAAGTGATGCTGTGTTCTGTCATACTTTGCGTATAAGGCATCTATATTTGGTGTACGTTTAGCCATAAGGTTTTCCCTCTTTTCCATAGTTTCTATATACCATTATAGCATAGGAATACCAGATTGCAACCTTTTTATTAAAAATAAACTAAATTTCTTTTACTATCAATTATTAGTGAAATAATACTTGCATTACCTAAAATACGTGTTATAATGTAAGTAAGCGTTAAAGAAATATGTTTGCGTAAAATCTTTCCGTATTTCGCCTTAATGGTCGTTCCACTAGAAAGCGTCAGTGGATAGCAGCAGGATAGATAGAGTCAATGTAGCGTAGTCATCGCATTACGTCAATATACTCTATGAGTAATAGTTGCGATAGCCTGTATCGTTCTTAGACGATATGAAAAGTATTACTCTCCCGATGACTAAGAAGATTCGGGTAACAAGCCCATGCCCTAATGTGTATGGTGGAAACCTCAGAATATTGAACTCAAGAAGATAATCGTTATCTATTAGATTCAGATTTTATGGTGGCAGACTAATCCCTTAGCTTCATGTAAAACCGATTATAAGGTTTCCTTTTTTAAGGTTGTGTTGCCTAAGGATAGTCTTACCTAAAATTTGAATCTAAGAAGATAATCTATAAAGATACAATCTTATTGCTTTGCAATAAAAGATCTTTATATAAAAAGTATTCTTTTAAAGAGTAATACTATAAGTATATCCTCAGACAGTCCTTTATCACTTAGTGAAGTGATAGTATTGTACTTCCTTATACTACTTGTCAGGGCGATATCAAATTAAATGAATAAATATTCAAATTTCTTAGTTAAATAAATGTAAAATGCTTGCAATATAGGAATATCCGTGATATAATTAATATATAATATAGAGAAAAAGGAATAAGGAATTGAATTATGTCCACAAGATGCACAGCATGTAATGCTAAGTTACATGACAATCAAGTAGGGTATGTAAGAGAGATTGAGTTAGAAGACGAAACAGTAATCACTATTGTTGAAGACTTATGTACCAATTGTAGAAATGCCAGTACGTTAGATATTAATATACTGGAAAAAGAATATCAATTTGATAACCTCACTGATGGTATAGCTACCCCTAGTGCTGGTTTTAGTGATGATTACTAGGAGAGTGTTATGAGTGTAGTTATTAAGTTAGTAGAGTCAATAGAATCTAATAAGAAGCTATTAGATGAGTTGTGTGAATTATACGGATATGACGAGTGTGAACGTGAGGTAGTTGCGGAGGTTTTACTTGCCTTGGCTTTTAAAGAACTGCAAGGTCATACTGACACCAGTGTAAAGTTACCTAAGATAACAATACATAGTCCAATAGATATTAACGATTAATTAACAATCATTAAAATCTTAATAAGATTAACCACTTATTAGTGTAAGTAACTAAAAGTTATTGATTTTAACCACTTTAGTGTTAACATATAAATAGAGACACCAATATATAACGATATTGATTAAATGTTGGTGAAAAAGATTATCCCCTCAACGCCATAACGGATTGTGCAATCATAGTCGGGCGAACCATGAAGGGGTGTTATTAAAGCAGATACGTGTAAGGTACACCCTGCGGCTTCCAACCGTTAGTGTGAGGTTTCGATTACCTCTATCTGCTCCAATTGCGAGTTAGAGTTCTGGTGAACTCACAAGTCTCATAAGCTTGTATAGAATGGTTCAATTCCATTACTCGCTACCAATTTGGCAGTGTATAACAATACCAGAACTGCCTTACAATTGTGGGTATATAAAAACAGAAAGTACCCCACCCTCTAGCAGAGTCCATTACCTCCTTCGGATAACACTGTACAAATGTGTTATAGCTTACAAGTTTTCCTTCTCCTCCTAGTAAGCTGCTCTGCTATTTTCTTTTTTCTATTTATATACGGGGAGTATACTCATGGCGGGTGGTCGTCCAAAAGGCGCTAGAAATAAATTAAATGCCACTGATGAGATTAAGAAAGCACTCAACAGAGGTCAAGGTCTTGTAGAACTAAAACAATACCTGTGGGATATGATGAATGATCCTAAAGTGTCAGAACTTCAAAAGAGTAAGTTTACACAGATGTACTTAGATATTATGAAGTATGTCCACACAGAGAACCTTAAGATAGAACATCCTAAAGAGGGTGCTTCTAAAGAAGAGAACTCTAAAAAAGAAATTTCAAAAGGGGAGAACACTGAGAATGTTCCTTCTTCAAGTGAGCAGAAAGTTGCTCGTATTAAGTTTGGTAAGTAGTTACCAATAAGATAGGTGACTTATGAAATCACTAGCAGAATTTGAAACGCTCGAAAAAGCAAAAGCATACCCGCAAGTGCGCGGCAAGATGATTCACCGCAATTCAATGAATTTAATACTTGCAAGGAACGGTTGCTACAACCGACTAAAAGATGTATCTGAAAATCCACTACACCCGCTACGCGACTTAGTGAGTGCGTTTATTGACTCTACTGAATATAACTTGATTCAATCAAGCGAAACGGGGCAGGGAGTTATCGCTTTAATGCGAGAGCTGATTGCTGCCGAAGGTGATGATGCAGATTTGCAAAAGGTGCTTGATAGCTCTATCGCCATCGCAAACGAAACGTATTACCCATACGAGAACGCCACCGCTCACGACTTAGCAAAAGCTAAAGGTAATTGCCCTGTTAAGACGGTTACACCGATTAACGGCTATCTAAAAATCACACTCACACAAGACGTAGAGGTGCATAGACCGCAAGTGTACGCAATGGTGCAAGGTGTTAAAACGCATGTGACAACGTTCAGCGCAGTGAGCAAGGCAGGTGATTACTTGGCGCAAGTGCCACGGCAGTACAGTGAATTACTAATTGATGACTTTTACGGTGTTATTGCGTAATGGCGTATGCGTTAGATTTTGGCTTAACTAGCAACGGCTATGTATCTGTTGACTGCTCTACGTCAGATGGTAGTCCGAACTGGGAAATTGAGTTCAAGTTCAAACCTGTCGCTAGCCCCGTATCTAGCTTCTACCGTATAGCAGGTGAAGCATCCCCCGCTGGCGCACAGAATAGGATAATCATTTCAACATCAGGTAATGATTTTAGGTATTATAGGAATGGCCTTAACTACCGGATAAACACATCCGTAGACCTTTCTGCTGAGCCTGTCATCATGTTTAAGTCTAATGGTAATGGCGTTGACCTTTATATAGATGATAATTTCAAAGGTAAGAGTGGTTCAGGTGTTGTGGGTGTTGGCTTAGGTAACTTAGGCGCTAACTTTAATACATACTTCGACGGACAGCTCTATTACTTCAAGTTTACTGACTTTAACACGCCATCTAATAGCAGGGAGTTTAAGAAAGAAGTTCTGAGCGGAGATAACGACACAGTTTATAACGACTTAACAAATGGTCAAGATGGAACTCAATCGGGAACTTGGCCTAGTAATAACAGTGAGTGGGTGTTTTATAATGATGGCGGCGCTGTAGATGTTACCATTACCTTAGAATCAGGCGCATACTCTTTATCTGGTACAGATGCCAATATCTTAAAGGACTCTTTCCTTACAACAGAGTTTGGTAGTTACCTTAAAGAGGGGAAATCTGTAGGACTATTATCACAAAGAAATATCTCTACAGAGTTAGGTAATTATAGTTACTCAGGTAATGACGTAGAGGTATTCTGCAACAGAAGCCTACCTTTTGATACAGGAGCTTACACCAAAGAAGGTTCTAATGTAAGCCTTATTATAGATAGGTTCTTGTCTGCTCAGGCAGGTAACTATACTTATATAGGGCAAGACGTAGGACTATCTTACAGTCAATCTCTGACATTAACTCTAGGTACAGGTACGTATGCATACCAAGGGTCTGATCAAGGTATTCTGAAAGACTTCTTACTACCAGTGGAATCAGGTAACTACACATACGAAACCTCTAATGTGAGTCTCCTAGCAGATAGACGATTACTTACACAGTCAGGTGATTACACCAAGACAGGTACTTCGATAAACTTTGTCTACGAAGCTAACGGTATCACTTACACATTATCTTTTGAGGAAGGTAGTTACTTAAAACAAGGAACTCCTTTAAGGATGTTAGCTGATAGATTACTACCTGTGGATACAGGGGAATATCTATATGAAGGGGTTAACAGCGGCTTACTCTACAATAGAGTGGTAGCTTTAGATAGTGGAATGTATAGCAGTGCTGGTACAGACTTAGGTAAGAAAGTAAACCGAAGACTACAGTTCAACCAAGGTAATTACTCTCTAGTAGGTACGCCGATCACTTTATCCTATACAGGAGAAGTGTTAGCGATACTGGAAGGTTACTCAATAAATTATAAACAAGACGCAGTTAATGACTGTCTCTATAAACAAGATATATTAAGCATAAGGTATAAATAATAAATGGCAACTTATCAAAAATATGATTCAGGTATTAAACACCTTGCAACAGATATTAACTGTGCTACAGATACCTTTAAAATCGCTTTAACTAACACTGCTCCTGTAGCAGGGACACATGAGTTCTTGGCAGATACTACTGAGATAGCAACAGGTAATGGTTATACCGCAGGAGGGGTAACGGTTCCTGTAACTACTTCTGAGACAGGAGGTGTATTCTCTGTAGCGCCTGATGGGGATAAAGTTATTTCTGCTAGTGGTGGGACTATCGGTGCATTCCGCTACGCAGTATTCTACTCAGACACCCCTACAGGTAAGCCTTTGTTATCATTCTTTGATTATGGCTCAAGTATTACACTAAATGACGGTGAGAGTCTTACCATTGACGTAGGTGCAACATTATTTACAGTGAGTTAATTTAATATGCAGAATGTAATAATCAAAGGCAGAGACAATCCTGTCACTATAAGTTTTAGTTTTAATGAGGGAGATTTTTCTGAACTTGGTTTAAATACATTCTCTGATATACAAGTAACTCTTGGAGATAACACGTATACAGTTCAGAATAATCCTGATGTAGTAACTATTAGTAACGCTAATGAGCTTAAACTAAACTTAGGGAGAGAGGACTTAAAAACAGGTTCTTATCTCCCTATCATATTAGGCTTTAGTAACGTGTATGTACAAGGTTACGAACTTACAGGCAAAAATAAACCTATTCTTGAATATTTAAGGGTAGTGTAGGAAGGAGAAAACATGACAGTTAAAAATGAAACAATCTTAGGGTTAACCCCTTTCATCAAACAATACCACAAAGATTTACTATCTGGTAAGGCACAAGGTTGGTGGGGAGAACGCTTTGGAAGACGTTCTGAGCGTCTTAACGTTAAACATGATGGTAGCACTTACCAAACTACTTATGACTTCATAGAGGCTCTTAGGAGCACCCCTACGGTATTCTCTGAGGAGTTTATAGCTAAGGCTTGCGAAGATATTCAAAAGGTACACCTCACAGTAGATACACAACGATCATACCTTTGGGAAGTAGACACCTCTGTCGAAGTGCAAGAAGAACCTGCTCAAGAGGAAGTAGTTGAAGAAGATACCACTGAACAAGAAGAAGTTCAAGAAGATGTATCTGAAGAAGAGGAAGTAGAATCTAAACCAGAGCCTGACTTTGAATACGCTAAGAAGATTGAAGATAAGCAAGAACTTAAAGCTTACGCTAAAGAGTTTGGTTTCAAGCTAGATAGCCGTAAAGCGTTATCTGATATGATGAAGTCTTTCCAAGGTAAATTTCACGCCACTAAGACACGAAAGTAACAATTAAATTAGTAGATCCGAAGAGGAGTAGGATACATGAAGTTAGTTAATTTGAAAGACCAAGGGTATAAGGACTACGCTATAAATGAATTAGGTCAAGTGTGGTCTATTAGGGCTGAGAGGTTTTTGAAATCTAATTTAGATAGTAAAGGATATCCAAGTTTAAGCTTAAAAGGTAAGACAGTAAGAGTACATCGCCTACTAATGCAAGCTTTTGAACCTATAGAGAACCCAGAAGAGTATCAAGTTAATCACAAAGACGGCGACAAAACCAACAATCACAGACATAATTTAGAGTGGTGTACTGCAAAACAAAACTCAGTGCATGCAGTACGTACTGGACTCAGAGACACAAGGAACGAGACAGAGGAGACCATACACGGAATCTGTAAGTTATTTGAAGATGGTTGGAGTAATAGAGATATTGCAGACGTATTCGGGGTCAGTAAAAGTTATATTTCTAATATCAGAAGAGGTCATACTTTTTCCTACATATCCTGCGAATATGACACTAAAGTAAAAAGAATAGATAGGTGTGATTTAAAAGTAATAACCAAAGCTTGTGAATTGCTACAAGAAGGTAAGTTAAGTGTTACAGAAATTGCAAGTAGCACAGGATTATCTATACCCAATGTTAGTCTAATAAAGAGCAGAAAAAGACACGCTAAGGTATCGAGAAACTATGAGTGGTGAGATACAAGATAAAATTAATAACGCTTTCGCCGAACTTAATGACTCAATTGATTTGATGGAAGGTCAAGCAAACTACTGTCAATCTCAACAAGATTTGGTGTTCTACGGAGGAGGCGCTGGTGCAGGGAAGACCTATGCGTCACTAGTGGACAACCTGCAAGGTGTCCATGACCCACACTACCTGTCAGTATTCTTTCGTACTACTACTACAGAGATAAGTAAAGGTTTATGGCTAGAAGCTAAAATGTTGTATATGCCTATACTTACCGTAGACGGTACGAGCACAGGGAAATGGCTAGGCAAGGCGCATATAAGTGAGAAAGAGAAGTCTATCACTTTCCCTAGTGGAGCTAAAACTTTCTTCTCCTATTTGGAGTTAGATAAACATGCAGATAACTGGTACGGTCTTGAATTAGCTAAAATATATTTTGAAGAAGCACAACAGAGAAGTTGGTATCAGTTCAACGTACTCCTCTCCCGTAACAGGTCAAAAGCGCAGGTCACTAAAGGAATACGTTGCACTCTAAACCCTGATCGCAATCATTTTGTTTATGATTTTGTAAAAAGGTATCTTGACGAGGAAGGATACCCTATTAAGAAACTTTCAGGAAAAACTGCATACTACACTATTAATAATGATAAGTTGTACACGGCTTGGAAGAAAAAAGACCTCATAGATGAGTTTGAAGGTTGTACGCCTCTATCTTATACTTATTACCCTGCAACTTACAGAGATAATAAAAAACTCTTAGAGTTTGACCCAAGGTACGGAGATAAACTTAACTCACTATCTGAAATCAAGAAAAAGCAATTAGCTGATGGCTGTTGGTTAGATACAGGAACTACAGGTCTGTACTTTAAGCGAGATTGGTTAAGACCTGCTGCAACGTTACCTGTAAACTCTATGAGAGTACGTGCATACGACCTAGCAGCCTCTGAAAAGACTCCTACTACATACCCTGACTTTACAGTAGGTATTGGTATGGCTAAAGACAGAGAGGGTAACTTCTATTTGTACGGTAACTATGTAAGAGAGTTCAGAGATGATGATTCTGATATACATGGTTGCTTTAGGAAGAGTAGTGGTCAACGTGACCAAGTAATGCTTACACAAGCAATGTTTGATGGTAAAGACTGTGAAATAGTTATGCCTCAAGATGCTGGTGCTGCTGGTAAAGAGTCTTTCCAAAACAAGGTTAAGTTCTTCTTATCACATGGCTTTAAGTGTCAGAAAGACCCTGCTGGTCATACATCACGTAAAGGAGAGAAAGCAGAACCTTTCCTTACAGCCTGTGAACATGGGTTTGTATATATTGTAAGAGATTCATTTACGCAAGCTTCTTACGATTGGCTTATGGGACAACTTGAAGTGTTTAACCCTAACGAGAAATCATCTTCCTCTTATAAAGACGATGCTATGGATGCGTGTGGTACAGGCTTTAACTATCTTAATGTTAAAAAGAGTCATACAGTGCAGAAACTACCTTCCATAGACTCCCCAACTATGAAGAGTCAATTAGGAATCTAAGGATATTATGTCAGACGAAAAAGAAATTGAAATTGAAAAGGCTGAATCTAATCCTGACTCTTCTAGTAAGAGGTTACGATTAGGAGAGATTGGTACTCCGTACATTAATGCTATTGGCGGTATCATCCAGTCAGAGGCACGTAGAGAATTAAAGTTTCCTCGCTGCTTACAGACATACGATGAGATGAGACAGAATGCCACAATAGCTGCTGGTCTTACAGTAAATGAAGTATTCCTCACTAAGTCTCTTATGAATGTTAAAGTTCAAGCAGGAGACCCTAACAGTGAAAAGTCTGTTGAGTTTGCTAAGTTCATTAACTGGAACTTTAAGAATCTAGTAGGACAGACTTGGTATGATGTAGTCACAGCTATGATCACTTACCAACAATACGGCTTCTCTTGGATGGAGAAAGTGTATGAAAATAATAAATCAAGCACGTTCCCTTACCAATACAAGATTAAGAAGTTAGCACCTCGCTCACAGAAGAGTATTAAAGGGTGGTTAATGGATGAGGATGCAAGAGAACTTAAAGGTCTAGAACAATGGCCTCAGTCATTACTTGCTAATCCTTACCAACAGTATGTAAGTGGTCAGAAGTTCGGTACAAGCCCTGTCAAGCTACGTAGAGACAAGTTCCTACTATTCTCATGGGATAACAAGAATCATAACCCACAAGGTATATCTCCTCTTAACGGTTGTTACAGAGCGTATAAAGAGCTTAGCTTAATTGCTAGTTATGAGGTTACAGGGGTATCTAAAGACCTTGCAGGTGTTCTTGTACTACGTGTGCCAACAGATATTATTAATAAAGCTGCTGAAGACTCTAACTCAGATGAAGCTAAGTCATTAAGACAACTCCAACATAACGCTGCTTGTGTTCATGCTGGTGATCAGACATACATGCTATTAGGTAGTGACACGATTGATGGTAGCGGTTCTGGCAAATACTCCTACGATGTGACACTGCAAGGTGTAGAAGGTGGTTCTAAGAGTTATCGAACTACTGAGTTAATCCAAGAACGTAAGAAACAAATACTAGATAGCTTAGGTGCAGGTTTCCTTAACTTAGGTAATGACGGTGTAGGTTCTTATGCATTAGCTACAGGTAAACAATCATTACATGCTCACTATATGGAGAGACATCTTCTTTTTATTAAGTCTGTATTAGAGAATGACTTGTTTAAGCAGTTGGCAGAGATTAATGGTATTGCCTTAACTCAAGATGAAATGCCTGTTATCGAATATGGTGATCTAGACGAACCTGACTTAGATACAATGTCTAAAGTTGTACAACGTATGGGGTCAGTTGGATTACTACCTAAAGAGAAATCATTCCTTATCAAGATATATGAGTCTATGGGATTAGATGTAAGTTCTCTTGAAGATATGTCAGACGAAGAGTTCTTAGAACTACTTGGTGAAGATGAGTCAAGGGCAGGAGAATCTGGGGGCACGTCAGGTACAGGGAATACACAATCAGATGGTGCTAGTTCAGCAACAAATAGTGAGAACGCTTAATGGATAAAAATACACTTAAAAATATGTTCAGTGAGTGGGTTGATTCTCACTTTGGTGGTTCTAAAGAGAGTGATGACAAAGCTGTTGTAGAGTCTGAGACAAAGGTTATCAAGTCTTTAAAAGAAATGGAACGTAGGGCTTTATTCGTAGTATTAGAGCCTCAGAATAGCTTAGAGGACGTTTCAGACCTACATGAGGATTACTACGATGAAGTTGCTGTTGAAAAGGCTTGTCAAAGTTATAACAAACATTCAAGACGCGCAGGACTCTTCCATGAATATGAAGTAGACAATGACCTTGTAGAGATTGAACAGTCGTTTATTAACCTACATGATTTTGAAACCGAAGATGGTGTCACTATCAAGAAAGGTACATGGCTAATGTGGATGCACTTCCCTAAGCCTGAAAATGAAGAAGACGATGTAATATGGCCTGACGTACTAAGCGGAGAGTTTACAGGCGTTAGTGTTGAATGTGGCGGTAGAGGGTATATGTTAGATGACTAAGAAAGCCAAGAGAGTTATTACGGAGTTTGACTTCGAGAAAGAAGGGGCGAGTGTTCACCTAGTTAGTAAAAAACAAGGTGGTGCTGCTAATGGTTTTACTACTCTTATTAAGAAAAGTAAAGCGACAGATTCACTCCCTGAACTTGAACAAGTAGAAATCCAAAAGAAATTAGAACAGGTTAAAGTCACAATGTCAATGGAGGATTTCTTACGTAAGTTCTTCAATATTTACTACGATGACGCAGAATTGCTTACTGCAATGTTAGGTTTCCAGACTGAGTACGAAGCTTATATGGAAACAGAAAAAGAAGAATCAGAACCTTACTCACACGCAGATTACATTGCCAGTAAGCTGTCAGGTTTTGAGATCATGAAGTCGGTGCATGAAGGAAAATATGAAGACGCTTCTGCATTAGATATCGTAACCATTCTTGAATTACAAGAAAACTTAGAAAATAAACTAAATGAGGAAATGATGGATAAAGTATCTATTGAAAAATCTCGCTTCACAGAACTTGAGTCAAAAGAACTAGACCTTACTAAGGCACTAGAAGATAAGCAAACACTAGAAGCACAAGTAGAAGCGTTAGAAGCAGAGCTTACTGTTATCAAACAAGCTAAAGTTGACGCTGATACTGCTGCTATGAAAGCACGTATCGAAGGTCTTGTTGCTGAAGATAAGATTGAAACAATGGCTAAATCTTTACTAGATATGGATAAAGAATCTGCTGACCTATTCGTAGCGTCATTAGAGTCTGCAAAGAATACTAAAGAAGAGTCTGACTTATTCGTAGAGAAATCTGCTGAAGGTGAGCCAGAGATTAAAACAGAACAAGAAGAGAAAGAATTGGCTCTTGAGAAAGCCTATCTAGAATCTCTTGGCGTTAAAGCTTAATTTACACAATAACTAATATAGGAAAACATAATAATGACTGTTATTGCTACTAAAAATGATTCACAAGTTCTTTCTGGCTTGTTGATGGATGATGTTGCTGGTCTAGTATTGGACTTCAACTTTGCACACAAACAGACTCTTACAGAAGCTTCTGCTACTGACGTCACTATTGGTGACTTAGTTGTATGGGATGCTGTCAATGGTCACTGGGAACTTGCTGCAACTGGTGCTGCTCTTGATGGTGATAGCCCTCTAGGTTTTGGTTTAGGTGTTGTAGTTGGTTTTGAATCACTAGGTGATGAATATTCTAAGAACATGACATCTGGTAACGTAGTTGTTCTTTATCAAGGTATGGCTAACGTTAAGGCTTCTGGTCTACGTTACAATGACCTATCTGGTGCAGAGCAAGCTGCTGCTGTTACTCAACTAGGCAAACAAGGTATCAAAGTTAAATCTGTTGCTGCTGGCCTAACTACTTCATTCTACAGCGCGTCTGTATAATAAGAATAATAACAAAGAATTTAACGGAGATATATAAATGAAAATTAACGGTTTAGAAATCACTAAAGCAGTACGTGATATGGGTGATTTGAACAAGCTACATGACTTAACTGGCATGATCAGCCGTTCACCAAACGTACCTACTTTTATGACTGACCTGCTTGGTGGTTCTATTGGTTCAGAGTTCCTTTCTACTAACACTTTTGAACACGATGCAGTAGAGTCATTCATTGCTGACATCGAAGATAAAGCGTTCTCTGAGCGTGGTGCTGCTTTCAATGAGCGTGACGTTACTAAGACCCACCTATTCAAAGTGCCTAGCTTTGGTATCCAAACTCACATCAAACCTTCTGACGCTCTACGCAGACGTGTTGAAGGTACTAAAGACACAATGGAAACCATTGATCGTCTAGTTGCTAAAGACCTCGCTAACATCCAGAAGTCTTGGGCATTGTTTGAAGAGCGTCAGATTGTAAACACTATTACTTCTGGTAGCCTATACGTTCCAAATGGCTCTGTACAGTCTTATGACTTCTACGCAGAATACACTAGCAATAACGCTGCTAACCGTCCTTCAGTAGAGTTTAAGTTTGGCGATCCAAATGCTTACCCTCGTGAAGTTGGTGAAGAGGCTCGTAACTTCATTGCTGACAACCTACTTGACGGTGAGACAGTAGACGACTTTATCTGTATCTGTGGTAAGGACTTCTTTAAAGAGCGTATCTCTCATGTTAAAGAAGAGCAAGCAATGGTACAACGTTCAGGTATCCTTGGTCAAGACCCCCTAATCGAGCGTCTAGATAACTTCACTAACGGTAAACTATACCGTAAGTACCGTGGTGCTGATGATATCCTTTACGTAGAATACACTGCTCGTGTTGGTGGTACTCCACTAATCGCTGCTGACGAAGGTTACATCATGCCTGTTAACGCTGGCTCTGCTTTTGTACGTGCTTATGCTCCTGCTGAAACTATGCAGTACGCAAACACAACTGCTCAAGCACAGTACGCATGGCGCTATGATGATGAGTTCTCAGGTACTAAACTATTCTGGGAATCAAACCAAGGTCTATACCTAACTAACCCTAACTTAATTGTGAAGGCTACTATGGATCTTACTGCTCCTTAATGAGTAGTCACTGTGGAGAGGGCTTGTCCCTCTCTTATTTTGTTGTTTAAGGAAAGCCATGATAAACATTAATTATAACGATCCAACTGATATTGTTCGTAGTAACATCGGTGATCCTAACACACGATTCGTAACAGATGATACAATTACCTCTGCTTTAGTTAAGTATGATGGTGATACAAATAAAGCTTCTATTCTTATCATGGAAACAATGCTTTCACATTTCAGTGTACAAGCAGATGAAAGTAAGACAGATGAAGTAGAATATAAGTACACAACTCTTTATCGTAAATACAAATCTCGTTTAGAAGAATTTAAGTCAGAAACAGCCTCTACAAAACAAGTACCAATCCTATTTGGTGGTGTATCTCTTTCACAGAAGAATACAGTGGCTAATGACGTAGATGCATTCCTTCCACATTTCTTAGACGACTGGCGTACTCTACAAGAGCAACAACGTCTAGTAGAAGATGAGGAATATAAATGGAATGTTTAGTGTAACAATAACAAGAAAAACAAGAAACCTTGAAAAGCTTGTAGAGAAGATGGAACGTCTTTCTAAAGAGAGCGTTGAGACAGGTGTATTTATCCAACAAGGTGAACACCCCAAGGCTGAAATGAGTTTTGTCGATTTAGCTAGAATGCATGAAGAGGGTGATGGAAATTTCCCTCCACGTACAGTACGTCCTCTTATCCTTAATGAGATGAAAGAACAACGCTTTATGAACAGGCTAACTAAGCATTTGAATAGTTACTTGCTTGGTGATAATAGTATCAACTACGCACTAGGTTATATTGGGCAAGATATGGCTAAGATGGGGAGAGACTTCTTTGGTGAAGTGTCTAACCCTTGGATGACAAGTAATGCTTCTGAAACAATTATGGATAAAGGTGGTAGAAATACCCCTCTTGTAGATGAAGGGTACCTCAGAGACGCTTGGGCTTATAAAACATCTATTAGCGATTATATAGTGGAGAGTATGTAATGTTTGATTTAATGAGAACACAAACTGTCCTGCATTACAAACGTAGTGAAGGTGAAGGATACCTTAGCGATAATCACGAATGGGTACAAGCTTCTTTCCAAGAACCTGTAGAACTTCAGTGTAACGTACAACCTCTTAGAATAGGTAAAAGTGAAGTAATCCTCCCTGATGGAGTGAGAGTAGATTCTGTTCAAGTATTACGTTCCTTTACCCCCCTTAAAGTAGCTGACCATATCACAGATGAAGAGGGTGACGAAATAGAGTATAAAGGTTTTCGTTATGAAGTGTTTAAAGAGGAAGATTTCTCTAACTATGGCTTAATGACTGATCACTATAAATACTTAATCAAAAGGAAAGACCAAGTATGACATTACAAGAGTATCTACAGGGTCTCTCCAAAGTAACCGCTGCGCTAGTAGGTGATAAGCTTTCAGTAGCTAAGGGAAGTAACCCTATACCAAGTGTCTATATAGAGCGTCAGAAGCCCCCTAAGCCGTTTTATCCATACGCCACTACCGACTATACAGGTAAAGGTAAATATGGCGCGAGAGAGCTTTACAGCGCGTTTAATGAGGACACTGACACTCACGACACCTTCTTCAATAGACGTTTAAGACTTAGAGTAGCTTTCTATGGAATGTATGGAGATAACATACTAGACATAGCGGAAGAACTTGAAATGAGGATGAGGTCAGATAGAGGAGCAGAACTGCTAGAGTTGTATATGCCTAATGCAGGTCTGATGGGAGTATCTGAACCCACTTTAAATACTGACATTCTTACTAACGAGTTCGAAGAGTTTACATTTATTACTATTGACTTTTGGATTATCTCTAAAATCTCAGACAGTAATTTCTACCACATTACTGAAGCACCTATTCAAGGTGAACTATATCAGTATAGTTACGATCAAGAAGAAGAACCTTTAACAATAACAACAGAGTATAAACAAAGTGATTAGGAAAAAATAAATGACCTATAGAAATTTAACAAACATAAATATTACTTTGCAGGATGTAGGTGTCACGGCTCAAGGCTTTGGTATACCTCTTTTTGCATCGGAACATAACTTCTTTCCAGAACGTGTACGTGCTTACACTTCATTAGAGGCTGCTGCTGAAGACCTTACACCAGAGTCTAGCGCATATAAAGCCGTTCAAGGTTTCTTCTCAGTAACACCTGCACCTGCTGTTGTTAAAGTTGGTCGTAGAGAGACAGGAGAGGACGCTGCTACACTAATCGCTGCACTAGTAGAAGAAGATGACGATTTTTACTTCTTTACTTGTGAAGACCATACGGACACTTTCATTCAAGAAGCCTCTGCTGATATCGAATCTCGTCTTAAAATGTACTTTGTTAGTACAGAAGATGAAACAGTATTGACATCCTACTCTGCTGGCTCTGCTACGGATATTGGTGGTATTATTGCTGATAGTGGTCGTGATCGTACTAAACTATTCTTCCACCACAATGCTGATACCGTATTCCCTGAATGTATTCACGTAGCGGCTAATGCTCCTTATGAAGCTGGTTCAGTGACTTGGATGAATATTCAACTACCAGTAAGTATATCACAAGACCCTACAACAGGTAAAGCACTATCTATTACTCAGCGTGGTTACTTAGAAGACCGTAACATTTCTTATACAGAACGTTCTGTTGGTACTGGTGTTGTAGCTTCTGGTTCTAACCTACGTAACAATCTTACCCCATCAGGTGAGTGGATTTCAAACATTCGTGGTCGTGATAATTTACAAGTAGATTTAGAAGCAGAAATGCTTTCACTACTACTATCACAGCGTGGTACTAAGATCCCTTACAACAACGATGGTGTTGCATTGATTAAGACATCTGTACGTAACGTTCTAGAGAACTATGCTGTACGTGGCTTTATCAACTCAAACTACCAGCTTGACTTCAAACCAGCTTCTTCTATGTCTACATCAGACAAGCGCTTAGGTTTGTATAATGGTGGTTCATTTAAAGCAGAACTATCACAAGGTATCTTGTACATTGATATCGCTGGCTCACTAACAGTTAACTTAGGATAATTAAATGTCAAATATTAGAACATACAGCCCTGAAAACGTAACTGTTAACTGGGGTGGTAAATTTAACTTCACTGGTTTTGCTGATGGTACTTTCGTCACAATGACCCGTAGTACTCCACGTACTGATGTTGTAGTAGGTGCTAAAGGTGATAACGCAATCACTAAATCAGCTAACTACTCAGGTACAGTAGAAGTAACCCTTTTGCAGAACTCACCTACTAACGAGTATCTTACCTACATTATGAATGCAGAAGATACTTCAGGTGAACTGACACGAGCCCCTATTGAAGTTATCGACCCCTCAGGTGCA